AAAGCACCTACACCATCTCCACCTATCGAATCAAAACTATCTTCCGTAAGCTTCGGACTCCCCTTCTCTGTATATTCAGTAGGTGTCCAATCCGTATATCTAGTCAAATATTCGATAACCTGATTGTTAGATCCAAGGTTATAATGGTTCCATTGTATTCTGGTATATGGTCCTGCAACATCAGTCTCATCCATCTTGACTAGAGGTGGTTCTGTTAATCCTGCATCATCTTCATAACAGTTAGGTCGTCTAGGCTTCGCCTCCTTAGCAGGACGGGCTTTTCTAGCTCGGACAGCCTTTTGTATCACTTTACCATTATCATCCAATACAGCAGGGCTAGAGAAGCGCTCAGGCTCTTCTGGAACATAATCTGTGGCATCTTTGCCTAACCAGTAGTTCTTAACATTCTCACTAGGATCACCATCTTTCTTGAATGGATTCCAAACAGGTGTAGTTTTATTAGCTGCACCCTCTTCCCAGCACCAGCCAAGAGGTATCTTGGATAGGTTAGTATTCTTCAACATACCTTCACAATAAGTTTCAAAGTTTATTGGAGAACCGCATCCATCAAATGATAATCTGAATGGCATATCTGGTAAAAGCTTATCTTCAATATCGGCTAGGTGTTCATCCCACTTCTTAACAAGACTACGTGCATACTTCTCATCAATAGGAAACCCGTGGATTTCTGACCATGAGATCCAGTATGCTGCATCCATTTCAGTTTGAAGTGGCCCTGTCCAATCGATATTGCACTCTAATCGATCACGTTCTCTCTCTTCTTGCAGGTAATCGTATACCTCACATTGGATCTCAACATCTCGCCAACAGCGTCTAAACATATCAATTGAAAAGTTTAACCAATCTTCATGTTCAACCTTAAAGCCGTTTCCTAATCTAATTGCGAAACTTTCCAAACTGTGAGCCCCAGACTTAGAACCTTCTACTAAGTCTCTATCACAGAATTGTGTTGAGCTTTGTACGAATGTATCCCATCTTTTCTCTCTTGGAACTACACAATCTAAAAGCATCTCCATAAGAGGGAAATCATATTTCATACCAAAGTGCATGACTTGGATTCCAACATGTTCACAGAAACTTGGTAAAGCACTTAGTGGGAGAAGCTTAGTATCACTTCGTCCGTGTTGTCTATTGTGACGTAGTAGTGCTCTCTTGTGTAACTTCAGCATTTCATCATCAATGAAGTCATAACATGCACCACCTGCTTCTGGAATCTTGTAACATGCCATCCACACCCTGTCCACTTTCTTATGGACAATTAGTTGACCGCCTTTCCACTCTTTCTTATCTTCCAGAAGACCATTAGCCTCAATATCACCACATACTAAGATATCTTTGATGTTATCTGGAAACTTATATTGTACCTCTGCCATTACACCCTCCTCTTAGTTGTTTGGCTTGATTATTATTTAACTAACTACATTCAATGGCTTTTAGTATTGACTAATGAATAATCTACGAATCCACAACAATCTTTCGATACAAGTATACCTTCTTTTTCGGCATCCTCTCTTGACATTTCTAAGACCTTTTGTGTATCTTGTGAAACTGTTCCCCAACAAATGCCATCAACCTCTTCCGACCAACCATCACATGCGTTATCTCTGAAATAATCTAATGAATCTTGAGCTGATTTTTCTGCTTCCAGTGCTGTATCATGTATCTCAAATCCAGCATCTGGACAATAACTAAAATACATACTTTCCTCCTTTTCTCTTAGCTGTTGTGACTATTCCTCTTGAGATAGTTTAAAACCTTCTTCCTCTAAGATATCTTCAATGGTACGTACCTTCAGATCTTCTTCCATTGTATTTTCTTCCCTGCCTTCGTAATAGTCCAATGCTCTCAGGATGACCAGTATTTGATCTATCGTTAGTTTCATAGTTTACCTCCTCTTAGTTGTTTGGCTTATTCTTCTTGAGACATCAAGGCTTCTCTATAAGCCCCAATGCGATACCTATTTCATCCTTTTTCAGATATTCTTCCAACTCTTCTGCTGGAACTTTCTTACTTTCAAAACTGACCTCTGGGCATGGTCCAGATAAACTCTCAGATGCTGCACGAAGATATGCCTCTTTTGCTAAACCCTCATCATAAAACCACTCTGATCCTTTATCTCCTCCAAAGATGCCAAACAGCTCAACCTTACCTATATCTGTTTTCAGCTTCTTGATCTCCTTAGCCGCTGAGATAGCATATTCCAACTGATCCCTGTCTAAGTGGTTCAAGAATGCATAAGTTCCTTGCTTAGCAATAGATTCATTCTCTAACAACCATATTACCGTTTTAGCACCTTGTCACATAGCTGAGTACCTTTCTTTATATTCATCTTCTTTAGACATACTTTCCAAGTGGTTAATTTGATTTTCAATCTCCACCTTAGCATACTCAGTTATTAAATTGATGATATAAGATTCACTCATACATTATACTCCTTATCTAAATTTACTTATCCACGTACACTTATATTCTGCACGAGTAATAGCTGTGTACATCCAACGTCTCTTCTCGGAAATACGTCCTTTCATATTCTCCTCTATGACAACAATCTCTCCAAATGAACTCCCTGTCCTTTATGGCAAGTTATGGAATATCCAAATTCAAAGTAATTCTTAGTCAATTTACCTGTCATAGGTGGATGTTCTTTTCCAAGGAAGTATTCAGGATGTACCTGCACCTTATAGAACTCTTTTCCAACCTCATCAACAAGATCCATAATAAGTGTATTGTTCTCATATACAACATGTTTAACAAAGACTACAAGGCCATTTACTAGTCCCATCTCTCTGTTGTTACGTATGCATATGAGCCGTTCACCTACTTCTGGAAATGATCCACTGAATCCTCTATAAGTTCGTATCATGTCGTTATAGAGGTGTCTGGTCTTATTGTAATAACAAATAACAGTATCAGCATTAGCTATAAGATCTTTATCATTAAGAGCATCGCTACCTATCTTAATCATATCTTTCTTAACACCATAGACACCTTTGTCTACATTCTTACCAAGGCGTACATCTGTAGCTACTGATATAATACCGCTCTCTAGAGCTTGTCTGTGTACATGTGTAAGCATAAAGTCAGGCTCTGACATTACGTTAGGACGCTTATCTTTCTTGTCAGTTACAATAGCGCTGAGCTGTCCAATATCACCTAAATATACGATAGGGATACAAAGTTCTTCCAAGTCTTGTCTCAAATCATTAGCCAACATAGATGCTTCATCTACAACTATAAGATCTGCACCCACTTCATATCTGTCCTTTTTGATAGGGACTAATCGATTACCCTCTGGTAGCCAATTATAAAGTAAGTAGTGCAGTGTGTCGGCAGCAACACCCTTCTTACGAAGGACATCTGCTGCTTTACCTGTATACGCTGCTGACTTGATATGTGGTTTGCTTCCATCTGGATTTTCAAGGTCAGATAATACTAAGCTCATCAGTGTTGACTTACCTGTACCACTATACCCCGATAGTACAACAGGCTTAGCCGTTCCACCTATGTTCTGCTGAACAGTCCACCACTCTTTAATACCATTATAGGCTTCAAGTTGATCATCATCCAGATCAGTTACAGTTAAACGTCTATGAGTCTTGCTGACAGGGGCTGTAACAGCTTCTATCTGATTAGTAGTATCATTGCATTGCTTAAGTAGTTTACGCCTTTCTCTGTCTCTCCTACGTCTCTCTGTCCTGCGTTGCTGGGTACGTGATGGAGGAGTTGGATTATTTAATTCATTCAAAGTTCCTCCTTATTAAACCGCTTTATTGTTAAAAGAGTTTCCTACCTTTGGAATAAAGTCTTCTTTATCCCGTTCCTTGATAGCAGCTTCAACATCTTTCTTATGTAAGCTAGGGTTGTAACTGAACCTGCCAGTCTTGGTGTTATATTCTAGACAACCTTTGGTTAGTCCTAATGTACCTGTCTCTCGTATCTTCAGCCACCTGATGAAACGGGTATTGCCATAGTCTTCATCTTCGTTCCATCCTTCGATAGCTCCAACCGAAAATCCTAACTGAATTATAGACTGAGATCCACGTAATAGATTAGGTGTTATCTCTGCGCCTTTTGATACATCCTTTTTTGAATCTCCACGATTAATATGTACGACAGATAGGATATGCACAGGCGTATGTTCTACAAATCTGTATATCTTCTCAAGCAAAGTGTCTATATCTTTTCGTTCATCATCTGATCCTGTTACAACAAGAGAGATGTGGTCAAGTATAATAAGCTTGCAACCTTTGGCAACCAAATAACGTATCTTGTTCATAAGGACATCTGGATCAATTGAACCTGAGTGATCCAAGAACATCATATTATCAATGATCTCAGCTTTTGTCTTTAGCTTATCTTCCAGAGGGATTATCCCAAAATCCTTACGGTATTCATTAAGGGCAACACTATTATCATATGCAATATATCGCTGTTGACTCTTAACAACCTTCTCTTCTAGGAAAATATTTCCAACCATCCAACCATGTTCTGTTGACATGTGATGAGCTATAGCTGTTATAAGGCTTGACTTGCCAGATCCTGCTGAACTCGTCAAGATCGTATGCTCAAAAAGTCGCATTCCTTGCATCGGATCTTGCAGATTTGGAAAAGGTAAACTATATCCCACCACAACATCTTTCTCTATATCAGCAAGCTCTAAGTCTTTGCCATCAATAATATCAGATGGAGAATATTTCTTAGCTCCGAAGTACATTTCACTATAAATATCTATAGCATCTTCACCACCGATCTTAAGAATATCTGACATATCTTTCTTACGGTCAGGGTACTCCATGATGTAAAGCTTATCTACACCAATTATCTGAACAGCAGCTTCTAAGCAAGCTTTGCCTTCTGTGTCAATCTTATAGTTATCACCTGCCCAGAATACTTTCTGGTATCGAGAGATTTCCTCAATATGATGCAGCAATGCTTTGTGAGCACCTTTTGCACCAGATGGTAAAGAAACTACATCTACTTCAGATCTTTTGATTCGTCTGTTTGTAGATCTGAAATTCATAGCCTTGTGCAATTGATACAAGGATGCACAGTCTTCTTCACCTTCCACGATTAACAATACTTGATACTTGCCACTAAGCAAGTTCCAAGCAAACATGTCTGTACCATTTAAAGTACCAACAGCAGCTCCCCAATCTTTAGGCAATTTACGCATTTTATATCCATACAACTCATCTTCTAAATAATATGGATAATATCTTGCCAACGCTCTGCCTGATGAAGTGTCGAATTCTGTTCTGATACCAAATCGTCTATCTGTCTCAGCAGTGATTCCTCGGCGCTTATCTCCTGAGAAGCCTAAATGAGGCATGTCATCCAGCGTCAGACCTTTGTTATAATTATTATAACCTGAACTGCCACCATATGATTTGCGAGCTCTACGGCTTGCCTGAGGCTTCTTAGCGGCCTCTACTTCCTCTTTGGTAAAGTGTTTAGGACATCGGTTGCAATACCCCTTACCGCTTTCAAAGATCATCATGTGATTACCTGTGCTGTCTCCTCCTTTCTCACGGCAAGCAGGGCAAGCTGTGTTACCAACTATCTCCTCACGCTTTCTACTAGCTCTACGTGAAGTACGTTTCTTAGAGGCTTGAGATGGAGAAATCGCCTCTTCAAATTCATGTGCATTATTTAAAATCAATCAAGCCTCCTTAGTTTATATTTTACAAAGCTTTCTTCAAGTCTTTCAAGAACTCTACACCTTGTTCCAGATTAGCGCCTAGGTGTTTCCACATCTTAATATCACTCTCAAGAACTTTAATCCTTGCATGCACCACTGTGTCTGACTTGGTGATCTTCTCTAGCTGTCCTTTGTAGAAGACTAAATCCTCCTCCATCTCAGACAGTTTAATACTTTCTTTCTTAATTTTCCCCTCAGTTACGCCTATGAGTGTACTTAGCATTTGTCGCTTAAGTTGTTTCTCTAGTTTAGCACCTTGCTCTTTGCAATCAGTCATAAAATCCTCCTATTAAAATGTAAAGGTGGGGTACTTTTCCCACTGCTGGTATAATCACATAGGTGCGGTTTAAGGATTGTTATTTAATATCAATAACTTACAAACACCCGTTTTACCCTCTTTTTGATAATGATCACAAACTACACTTAGATTCTCTCTATAATGTATACCTTTTGAAAGTATTTAGAACTTATTTACATAAAGCTGTTGACAGCAATCTGAAAACGTATATACTTGAACGCATAACCACGTAGGAGGATTTAATTGAGATGAGAGAAAAGCAGTTAGAACTAGAAAAGATGTACTTCAATGAAACTACTATCGAAGGTTTTCTAGAGAACTTGGATAATAACCGAGATGCTACAATTCTTGTTGACATGTGTAATCTTGTTGAGGCAGCTATCAAAAACAAGCATGACACTGTTCAACGTAAGAGAGCATCATTCTTTAAACTTACTAAGGAGTTGGAACATAAAGAAGTTGCATTCATAGGTATTAAAGCTCTTGTGTCTAGTTTATCAATGGAAGCTTCATTACCTGTGACACGTATTGCAACTAGTATCGGTAACAGTCTTCTTTCTAAAGCAGGGAGATCAGAAGATACTTTCTCTAAGGATAAAAAGATTGTAGTTGATTCTGTGTCAGCAGGTATTATGTTATTAGATTTAACATTAGAAGGTCTAAAGCCTCTTAAGTTGTTCCGTACAGAACTAGAGCGTATTAGTAAGTCCGTGACAGAGTGGAAAGTCTCTGCAACTGATAATTGGAATACTCTCGTAAATGACAATGAAGAACTATTTGCAACTGTTTCAGCTAAGAAGATGCCAATGGTTTGTGAACCTGATGATTGGAAAGACATGATATGTGGTGGATATTTATCAGAAGTTGGTAAAGCAACTAATCCTTTTGTTAAGGGCAAGCATAAGCATGAGCTTCCAGAGGATGATCGTTTGTTTGCATCTATTAACCATATGCAAAAGACTCCTCACAGGATCAATCAAAGGATCTTTGGACTCTACAAGACGCTACAAGCTTCTCGTCCTGATGAGATGGGTAAGTTATTTCTTAATAACCTACCCAAGTCTTTCAATGAACCTTGTCCAATTGATAAGGAACTTGATGAACATATCTGGGAGAAGGTAGAAGGTGAAAAGGTTGATAAGAAGACAGGCAAGAAGAAGAAGGCAATGGTTCTTGCTTTCCAAGATGAAGCCTCTAATGAAAAGCGTAAAGAGTTCTTCAAATGGGTTGACAGGAAAGAAGCATATGTAAAGAAGGTTGCAGGTAAGAAGTCTTTAGATCGTGCCTTAGAAGCTACCATACAGATTACTGAGATGGTTAAGGAAGAAGATGAGCTATATTGGCCTTTAAGCACAGATGGTCGTAGTCGTGTATATCCTTCTGCTATGTCAGGTATTAATCTTCAAGGTGCTGATTTTCAGAAGGCTGTTTTGGAGTTCTCTGTAGGTTTACCACTTGATCATGATGGTGATGGCAAGGGTGGTGAGTATGGTATTATCAAGACCCTTTGTAATCACTGGGGTAACGACTCAGGCAATGGTATCAAGACAGATAAGCTGACTGAACAAGATTCAATAAAATGGATCAATGAGAACAATGATTGGATTATTGAATGCTCTGTTAATCCTCTTGAAAAGTGTAAGTGGATGTCTGCTGATAAGCCTTTACAATTCTTAGCTGCTGCTTTTGAGTGGGCTGCATGGAAAGAATACTTTGCAAAAAATGGTGATTACAAGTTTGTATCTCACTTGCCTGATCCTAATGATGCGAGTTGTACAGGTGCTCAGATCCTTTCTGCAATGACTAGAGATATTGTCGGAGCTAGACATACAAACTTATGTGCATTACCAGATGCTCAAGATCTCTATATGGCTGTGGCAGGAAAGGTTCTAGACAACCTTCTAAGCGTTTTTAAAGAAGACCCTATGGCTCAGGATTGGTTAGGTCGAGTTAACGTCTTAGAGCGCCTACAGAACGTCTTAAATGGGCAAGAAGATGATATACTTTCATCAAGAACCCAAGAGATGATTATTAGCCGTTCAAAAGAGTTTGACACACTGGAAGAATTATACTTAAATACTTATCTAGACTTTGACCGTTTAGAGCAGGTAAGATTAAGCTTTATTATTCGCAACCTTGTTAAGAAGCCAGTTATGGTTAAATTCTATTCAGGTACTCGATATGGTAATATCCAACACTGTTCTGAGTTCATTGTTGAGAAGCAGTGGGAGGATAACTTCAGATGTGAAGGGACAGGTCAAGCTGCTAGTTACATGGGTAATATGATCTTTGATTCAATCAATCAGGTAATTACTGGAGCTGGTCAGGTGATGGAATGGTTTGTACATGTTGCTGATGTATTGGGTAATTGTGGTAAACCTGTGAAGTGGACTACACCTATGGGCTTTAAGGCTACAATGGCTAAGTACAAGATGGAGAACATTTTAGTACATGCTGACTTCATGGGTGATGCAAGACTCTTCACTGTCAAGCTACCTAAAATGGCTGAGGATAAAAACGGTGTGTTGCAAAAGGTTCTTGATGTAGGTAAAATGAAGTCATCTGTAGCTCCAGATATAGTGCATAGTCTTGACAGTTGTCTGGTCCAAGCTGTTGCTTTGAGATGCGAATCTGAGAAGATAGATCACTTATTAATGGTGCATGACTCTCTTGCTGCTCACTGTTGTTACACTCGAAGATTTAACCGTATTATTCGAGAGGAGTTTATCAAGATATTTGAGGAAGATATCCTTCAGAAGCTTTATGAAGAGTTCCAATCACAGCTTGATGAAGATCAAAGAAACCTGTTGCTATCACCTAAGCAGTTTGGTATAGTGTATGGAGAGTATGATTTAAATGAAATGTTAAGTAGTGTACACTGCTTTAAATAAGAACAAACTTGAGGGTGATAATCAAATCCCCTCTTTTAATAAATAATAGAAGGAATAACTTATATGACAAATGCAATCAATAATAACAATAACAACGTAACTAACACAACTGGCTGGGAAGTAGAGGATATTTTCTCAGCATCATTCATGTTCCCTACAGCTCACTTTAAATCTCAGGATGAGTTAGAGAAAATGGATGAATATGATCGTAACTACTTATTTCAAACCTTAATCGAGACAGGCTCTGACTACTTCACTGATATGGACAAGGAGCGCTTACGTAAGGCTGTTCATTCAGATAATAAGCTAAGACTGTACTACAACATATTAAACGCTTTACAGTCTAGCACAGACGCTTTAAATGCCACTCAAGAAAGCTGTCTCAATTCAGAAGAAGTTGACACAGAAGAAATGATGGATCATAATGGTGTTACAATCAAGGATTCTTATCAAGTTGATGAATACTTAGAAGAGGAAGAATTGGAACAATATATGGCTAAATTTGGGTAGGAAACGATCACAAAATCGAGCTAATTATAGGGTAGTTTTAGAAAGTCAATTTTTAGAGTTGCAAGTTATTGTATTCTAAGGAAAAAACGGACTTCTCTTTCCTTAACCCATCAATACGGCAGTATTCTTATTAGATAATTTATTAAATCAACTCTTAAAAAAGGAGGTAACAATGAGTGACAAATTAAGGGAGTATATTAAGAAACCTTTTATCCTAAATACTCACAAAGATGTAAGCATAACTGATATATTTGATATAGTAGAAATAGACTCTGATCTTCAGTTTGTATTCAAAGATCAAGATGAAAAGTCTTCCTTCTGGTATTCTAACTATGAAGTTAGGAAGCTATATGATTATAACAGTTTAAGTATGGAAGTTATATTCAGCAGAGAAGGTCTTCCTTTACGGTGTCATCATGCTTATGCTGAAATCTGTGATAGTTTTAAGGATTATTTGTTACTCACTAGAAAGCTTGTATCAGATAGGAAGTTGAAGAATACATTGCTTATGTTCTTTAAAAATATAAGCAGACTTAAGTATCACAACAAATATTCACTTAGGTATAGATCTTGTACTAAATACTGGAAGTCAGTAAGTCGCGGACTTAGCAGGTCATACTTTATGGAGTTTATAGAGTTTCTTAAATCCAAAGAAGATGCTGTAAGCTTTACAGGGTTTAGTTTGTCAGGTGAGGCATCTGCAACTAGCTTACTCATTCTTAATCCCAACTTCATAGATTATTGTAATTGCGATAACCCTGTAAAGATTGAAGAAGAGTTTAGATCAGTGGAGGGAGATTCAGTAGTTATACATAAGGATCATAATTATGATATTATACTTAGCAAAGAGGAGAAGATGATGGCTGGTAAGCTAGAGAAGATGATGGACGTGTACAATGAGAAGCTTAAAGAAGTCACTGTAAAGGCTAATGGCTTTGATGTACCTGAGACGTTCTTTCGAAGAGTATTCTCAGGTGATTTCTCAAGTGGAGGTAGATTCTATGAAACAAAATCCTCTATTCAGAAGTCTCCTGAGTCGATCAGAAAGACGGTTACGATAGATGGAGAGCCTACAGTAGAGAAAGACTACAAGTACTTACATGTAGCTATGGCATATGAAGAGAAAGGTATTCAGTTTGAGAAAGATCCTTATGATTTCGATTTAGATATTGAAATAGATGAGAAAGCCTTGTCTAGATGGTGCAAGACAAACGGGGTTAATAGGGGCGCATATGATCCTGTACGTAACTTTAAGAAGACCGTCTTGCTTGTATTGATGAATGCTACAGGTGTGGAAAGTACAATCTCAGGTATTCGCTACAATGTAGCTAAAGATTTCTCTAAGAAGTTAGGCTCTAGTCGTAAGTTTGTAGGGATTGTAAATGCACCTGTTAAAGAGACTGTTAAGAAAGCTATGGAGTACCACAAGGATATTTCCGAATACTTTTGTTCTGGTGTAGGTATCAGGTTTCAGAATCTAGATTCTAAGATGGTGGAGTATTGTATTTCTCAATTCTTGAAAATGGATGAGGTATTGTTTCCTGTACACGATTCATTGATCATTAAATCATCTTGTTCTGATAAAGCAGAGCAGGTAATGACAGATGCTTATGAGTTTGTAATGGGTAGTAAGTTAAATTGTAAGATTAAGTGAGGAATATATGAGAATAGAAGATGAAATAATAGAGCACTGTCTTTATTACCTAGAAGAGAAGGATACTAAAAAGGCGAAGTCAGAGGATTGTTTAGATGTGTTAGCGGACTACCTTGAAGATTCTGATATAGATTTGAAATACATCTATCATGAATTACTTGTAATCCACCTCTTAGAGAATTATAAAACTAATAGATTAAGTCTTATGGAATCTATTTTTAAAAAGGTAAGTCCTAAACTTTATCACGTTTACAAACTTATGAAAAATGGTAAGGAGGTCTATATAGGCCAATCTATAAATGTGTCAGCAAGGCTTAAAAAGCACCTTGACAAAGATTTCGATGAAATACTTATCTGCCAGTGCAGGAATAAGGATGAGATGGATAATTTGGAGAACTACTTGATTCTAAAAATACTGCCTAAGTTAAATAACAAGGTGTTTTTAGACAAGGCAAGGTGTTTTGAAGAAAATCCTTTTTCTTTTGAATTTAAAAAATTAGAAGATCTTGATTATGATTTCATACCTTGTATGTGGAACGTTTCTAAATCTGTAGATAGTGAGAAATACTTATACAGGTATCCGTATTTTGTAAAGAACAAATATAACATAACACCTGCTTGGAAACTTAGATGTAAAGATAAGGAAGAAAACTAGTTGACACCAAAAGAAACCTTTAGTAGAATTATATCTATTAAAGGTTTTCTCGTTTCTGAGATACCAAATTGTAAGGAGAGAGTGTTATGTTTAAAAATATGATATCTGCGGCAGCAAATGTTTTTGAGGTTTTTGATAAAGAAGGTAATTATTTACAGGATGTGACTTTAGTTGATTGTTGTCACATGGGACGCAATATGCAAGAAGTTTATCATTTCCTTCGTGAAGGGTTCGGATGTACCCTCAAGGCTAAGAAAGAGCTTGGTGATAATGGTCAGGGTTTTATTGACGAGTCAGGTCATTTCTATAATCGTTCTAATGCTTTTAAGATTGCTACTTCTAGTGGACAACCTTTCAACCCAGAGTATATTCTTCCTACTAAAAGACTTGATAGTAGTTGTATTAGACATTTCCCAGAAGAAGCTAATCTCTACGATTACGGTAAAGAAAACACTTTTAAATATAGTCTCAATCAGAAAGTAAGAGTTCAAGTGTTTAATGCTTTTAAAACAGGCGTTATCGTTAAGAGAAGTTCTTACGAAACCAATCTAGGTATTAATTTTAAATACACTGTAGAGTATGGTGAAGGTCACGGAAATTGCATAGATGTTTGGGAAAAAGATTTGCACCTTATACAAAAATTACATTTTGTAGGTAAAATATGAGCTTATCATTCAGAGAGGGACTGCACTTTCACAGTTGGGACATTGTGCAAGAAAGAGAATACCTAGATTACAAACATGAGGAAATGGGCTTAACATTAAAAGACAGAATACGGGTTTGTAAAAAGTGTGGTAAGACAGAAAAGCTAGACACTCACTGTTTAGGCTTAAATCCGCCAGAGTATGTAGAAAGCTGGCATGAAATAAAGAAAGACTCTTGGAGGAAAGAGGATATGAGTAAACACAGTAATAAGCTCAATATAACCGAGTCAAAACTGTTTAAAGATGTAAGTAGTGTGATTGGTAAGGTGGCTGCATTAGAAGAGCTTACAAGGGCTTACAGGGGGTATACTCCTGCATCAAACTCTCCCCCGTTTAATTGGCAGGAAGGACTTATAGACGCATTTTGGTGGTTCGGAACACCACAAGGTGGCGATTATTGGTATGATATCTGGGAGAAGGGTGCTGACACTTAAGTAAAAATAATAGGGTCATCTAATCTAAAACCTTGCAGCTTACATACCAATTTTCAACTGGGATCTTGATTAAAATAGTCAAGATCTTTAAAATAGCTAAACTTTTGTTTTATATACATATTCCTTAAACCGCACCTATATGATAGGATGATTACTATTTAAACTATCAAACCTAAGTATTTAATCAATTAATTGAATCGAATATGAGAGACTATTCGCATTTCACGTAGACTCTTTAGGTTATATATTAATACTTCCCAATGGACGATCTGATGCTATTTCATGGATAGCTCATAACAAGAACACACAGATGTTTCATTGGTGAGTAGGTGATACTTCAAGTTAATATGGAGATTCACTTTTAGGTGCTTGTTGCTTTATGCCGAGTTACCGAATCTTTCAACACCAACCTCTAATAATAATAACAAGGGTTGGTGTTGCTTTTTTAAGGCCCTTAAAGACATTTGCTATAAGTAAGTTTTAATAGTTTATTTATAGCGAGCGTTTCGAGTTGGGTGCGCCAGAGGAGCCATTGTAGGCCAAGCCCTTTACAGAGGGAGGACTTTACAGTAATGCATAGTAAACCGATGACAGCAGGAAAGACTGCAACTATTTAACAAAAAAGGTACTTAGTACCAGATACGACTTACGGCTTCTCACGAGTGATTTATTCACCTGAGATTTGCGATTGTTAAATAATTACCATAATGAGGCAGCCCATGCGTAAAAGTACCTCAGCAAACCTGTAACAAGGTCGAGCCCATGTGCGGTAATGTGTAATTAGGGATATTTCGTAGCAACGTACCAACTGAGAGAGTGCTACCCAGCAGCTTATGCTGTATCAGAGCAAGTCTGATCGAAAGTGGTGGTTGGATTTTTTATTATTAACTTAATAAGTGACTAGGGTAGCTCCCGAAAGGACACAATCACAGCTCTATGTCTTGTCACTTTATCATCTAGAGCTGGACACTGTGAGGTTAATATGAGTTTTGATTTAAATTGGCTTTTAACGAGGAAGGTCAGAAGTTGTCCTGTTGAAAGGCTTTTGAGTAAGGTTGAATATGACAAGAACGGGTGCTGGAATTTTACTGGTAAAAAAGATTCTTGTGGATATGGTGTGTTTAAAATTGGTGGTAGAAGTTTAGGAGCTCATAAAGTTTCATATATACTGCACAAGGGAGATTTTGATCAGACTAAGTTTGAAATGATGCACGAGTGTCATAACAGAGCTTGCATAAATCCTTGTCATATAAAGGTTGGTACTCACAGAGAGAACATGAACTATCCTGAGACTAAAGGGAGGATGGTAGGAAGTAAGTACCGTTTGGGTGATAATTGCTATACCTTCAACCTCATTGCTAAAAAAGAGGGTGAAACAATGCTCTTCGGATCTAGTTTTCAAGCTCAAAAGCTAGGTCTATCTAGTGGCAGAATATCACAATCCTGCAATAATATTAAAGGAAGACTCAGGTATAGAGGTTTTAGATGGGAGTATAAAGGTACTTTATTGATCACATGACACTCTTAGAGGACATCTCCCTCCACAGGGATATGTGGCGTAGTCAGGATCACGACACCTGATGGACTTAGCTTGAGTCGTGAGACTGCTGCTGAGTTATTTTTAATTAGAATTTAATAAGGAGAATATTATGCATGTGATTAAAGAGGGAAGTTTGACTATCTCTACGGAAGACTTTATTGACAATGGATTTATAGGGGTTTAATATGAAAGTTAAAGGTATGGATAAACTCTTAGAAGAAGGTTTTGAATGTATTCTTGAAATTGAGAGGCTACTCTGTCTTGTAGATTTTAAACTTAAAAATGGAGAGTTTACAGGTCCATAAATATAATAGTGGAATTAAATGATGATTATGGACCATTGGTTGGAGATGATCAGAGATTGGATTATCTAGGATAGAGTTTATTGGTGTGTGATAACCATCGGCGTAGGATGACCCACAAGCCCGTGAATATCGATAAGAGTTGTTTTTATTATCACACAACCAATAAATTTTAAGCAGTCCTGTCCTCTTACGCTTGATTACAAGTATTGATAACAGCCAACTGCTGACAAATATGCCTTTCAAGCCTATCATATGAAGCTCAAATCGTAAAGGCTTTTTTTATAACAACCATAACCTACAAGGAGGAACTATGGCTAAAGCTACTAAAGCTAAAAGCGGTGCTGGCTTTGCAGGTATGGACCCTGAACAAGCAGATGCTATTAGGAAGAAAGGTGTTGCAGCTAGAAAGCGTAACAATGAAATACGTAATCAAAGAATAGCTGAAGCAGATAAGCTACGTGATGAAGCACAGAGACTTCAAGAAGAGGCTGAACGTTTAAGGCAAGAGGCTGATGATATAGATGGTGAATACACATCTGATCGTTCTAAGAAGAAAAAAGAGGCTGCACTAGTGGCCGAAATAGATGAACGATTCCGTGACTCTGTAAGTGCTCAATATCTCAAGATGATTAAGCAACATGCTATTCTAAGAGGGCTTACAGCAGATGAAATAGTTACACCTTCTATGCTTGCTATGGATATATTAGCAGATCCTAATACCAAATTGAAAGAGAAGCAGGATGCTCGTAGGGAGCTAATGCAGTTTGAGAACTCTAAGCCTGTTGCTAAGACAGATGAAACATCTGATGTGGTTGGTAGTGCGGAGGAGGAGATTGCTAAGTTAATGGTGAAGGCAGAAGAATCTTCTCCTAAAAGATAATCAAGGAGGTCTTATGAAATCAAGAGACAAACCTTGCCCTGTTGGAGAAGTTTTCGGAAAGTTAACAATACTTAAAGAGATCGAGCCTCAATACAGAGGCAAGGTCAGATACAGAAGAGTGAGAAGGGTTTTAGTGTCTTGCTCTTGCGGTAGCGGAGAGAAAGAAGCGGATCTAAAAGATGTCAGATTAGGTAAGGCCACCTCCTGTGGATGTGCAAGGTGGGATAAGATAATCAAACACAGTGAATCTCGAACGCCTCTGTAAAAGCAATATACAAACATGAAACAAAGATCTAGGAAAAGAAAAGAGATAGGAGATGATTGTAACGTGTTTCCAGAGTGGCTAGAGGGAGATGGTAAAGGTTATCTTTCCTTCAAGAAATGGTCGCTAGAGAATGGATATGAAGAAGGTGTCACCTCTCTTTGCAGAAACGGAGACAAAGGGAATTACGAACCCGATAATTGCAGATGGGCAACTGCCCAAGAAAATACAGAAGAAGCTATTGCGAAAAGGTTTCTAGTAAAAAGGGTGGAAGATGGTGACTGGAAAGAGATTTACAATTTAGCAAAGTTCTCCAGAGAAAATAATCTGTTAGCAGGATCAATGCACAATGTTAAGATAGGAATAGCGACTCAACATAGAGGCTGGATGTGTAGACCATTAGAGGAGAGGGAAGATGTCTAATAATGCACTCTCCTCTGGATCATTTAAACACCCTTATAGTTTAAAGACGGCAAGATGGATAAGAGAAAAACTTATCATGGAGCAATCTGAAAGTAAAAGGTCAGCATTCTTGAAAGATCTTGAGTCGATGTTTGGAAACAGGTATGCAGAAGTTCTAAGATACATCTCAAATGATATAAGAATTTTTCTCAGAGACGATCAACTGACACCTCCTTACGAAGATAAGTCTTGGGTAGGGGCTATATGGTGTACAGGTCGCGGTTTCGGAAAGAGTTATTGTGGAGCGGCTGCCGTTATAGAATTTGCTATACAGACACCAAATGCACGTATAGGCCTCTTAGGCCCAACGTTTGCCATGTCCAAGCAAAACATGATTCAAGGCTCATCAGGTATATTAGGACTTTCCCCTATAGGATTTAAACCCAAGTACAATAAAAGTGATGGTACTTTAACTTGGCCCAATGGTGCCACAGCTAAAGTCTTCTCAGCAGAGAATGGTGACCGTGTTCGTGGGGAAAACTTTCATCTTGTTTGGTCAGATGAGTGGGCGTTCTTCAAGAGATCAGCAGGAGATGATGATATATGGGACAATGCTAAGAAGGCACTACGTGCTGGCAGGTATCCTCGATATGTAATAACCACCTCCCCTCGCCCTATAAAGGGTTTGAAAGATCTCTACAAAGACTCCAAAAAAGAAAATTCCAACATAAGATTTACCACAGGAACCACCTTTGATAATTATTCATTGCCACAGTCTTTCATAGATGAGGTTAAGCTTGGAGAAGGCACAAGCCTTTATAACCAAGAAATACTTGGAATGATCCTAGAAGAAAATCTTGGTGCCATTTTCTCATATGAATCCATCGAAAGGATTAATCTTGATGATGTAGGACTTGATCCTGATAAATATGATGAACGCTATCTAAAACTAGTAAAGTCTATGGACTCTATAGTTGTAGCTGTCGATCCTAACGTGGTTGAAGATATTAACTCAGATGAGACAGGTATCACAGTTGTAGGTAGGAAGAATGACAAAGGTTATGTATTCAAAGATGCCTCTCGAAGAGGTAAGATATCTGAGATATATAGAGACATCGTAAGACTATATTATGAATACAATGCAGATGCTGTAATTATAGAAACCAACAATGGTGGTGACTTTATACCAGCAGATATTTTCAACATCGACCCAATGGTAGTTGTTAAGAAAGTATTTGCATCCAAAGGTAAACGTGCTCGTGCAGAACCGATTGGTTTACTATACGAGAGAGGTAAGATATACCATGTAGGTATTCATCGAGACCTTGAAGCACAGATGTGTGAGTACAATCCACAGGTGCATAAGAAATCGCCAGATTATGTTATCGGTCTGGTATCATTAGAAATAGTGATAATTGTAATCTCTCTAATGCAGGAACATCCTTAGAGCTTTAAAGTACTGTTCACAGATAGTAATATACTGTGTTCACCATTTTGTAACGGAAGTGGGTATAGTGAAAACCTTTAAAGATTGGATAACCAATGCAGCAAAGTCTCTCAAGAAGAGATGGGCTCAACGACTAACACCTTTAAGGTGTGTAGGTTCCAAGTGGAATCGAAACGGGAGACTCTTAACACGTAATGGTGAAGATGAAGATATAGTCTGACCTTTATGGAAACATAAAGATGTAATAGGAGCATAAATTATGGACAAAGAAAGAGCAATGGAATTGTACCAAAAGGGTAGTAAATCTTATAGAAGGATTTATCAACTATGGACAGGAGCTTCTGATGATGAAATATCAGGAATGCATATACATCATAAAGATCATGACCACAGTAATAATCATCCAGAGAACTTAGAGTTACTTACTCCTGATGAACATGCTAAGAAGCATGGTTTTATTAACAACTTTGTAATGGCGCAATCTAGAGCGGTAGAAAGAGCTGCACACCCAGAAGTCAGAAAGCGGGTAGCTGAGAAGATCAGGGGCGAAAATAATGGCAGTTACGGAATATCATTTAGAGATCGTTTTTCTACTGAAGAGGAATATGAAGCTTTCTGTGTAAAATACAGAAGAGGTAAGAACAATTCTCAATATGGAAATGTAGGAAGGATCTCAGGTGACAAGAGTCCTATGAGGAAACTGACACCAGAGCAAAAATAAGCTTGGAGATTAAAGATATCAAAACCTGTCACAGAAGAAGCTTTGATCAATTTAAGGGAAGCAGCCAGAAAGCCTGAGAGAAGAAAAAAGATATCTGAGAAAATGAAGGGTAATACGTCTAACCAAGTGTTTCAAGATAAGATCAGAAACATGGATGAGGTAGAGCTTGAAAACTATCTTAAAGATAAGAAACCTTCTTTCATAACTTATGTCAACAATCTTATAAATCCTCCAGAGAAGAAAAAGCCATACGTAAAGCCTCCTCCTAAAACAAAGGAACAATCAGAACGAGATCTTATACTTAGATTGAAAGCACTTTCTGATGAAGAGTTCCAAAACAAGATAGACGGAAAAGGTAAGAAATACGTAAACAAGTTAATAAAATTAAGAAACACACCTATTACAACTGAGGGATAAACTAAACTCAGTAACAAAGAAAAAAGCGATTAGATTCCCTAGTTTGGGGACTAACATACTTATATCCAAGTTCCATGAGAGGTATGTTTGACAGTGATACTGTAACTGACTCTATGGATACTGGTTCAAAAACTAAAGTTACCGACTTGTATGAAGAATTATATAGTCAAGTTGATAACGCTTATAATCCATATAGTTTGATTGGCTTTGTGGATGATGAAGATGTCTTCATGTGAAGATATTAAATAAAGAGGAGGATTAATGGCTGAAAGCAACAATGACCCACTAAATACCCTCATTGATAGTCCCGTATTAGATAACGGGAAAGTCCCGAAGCCAGCAGGTGAATCTGATGGTTATGTAGATTGTAGCCTCTACACGGACGAAAGAAACCCCATACCTAGTCTAAAAACTATAGGTGGAAAGGTTGAGGTATTTAACCAGATGCAGATTAACTCTACAATCTCTGGTATTATACTTGCTTTTAAATCATTATGTCAAACTCCTAAACTTATTGTAACTGAAAACCCAGATGACCCTGATAGGGAACGGGCAAGTAAGCGAGCTAAGTTCTTAGAGGAATGTCTTGATGATATGCAGACACCATTTTCTGATGTAATTGCAGAGATACTTGATATGCTCGCTATGGGCTTCAAGATAATGGTTCCTCAATTCAAGGCAAGAACAGGTTACGATAATAATCCTAGTTTTAATAGTAGATACTATGATGGCAAGATAGGTTGGAAATCCTTCCTACCAGTCAACCCTAAGACTATTTACAAGTGGAACTCTCCAAGAGGGACAGGCTTCCTAGGGTTAACAGGTATCACACAATTATCACCATACGATGCAAAAGAGGTAGAAATACCTCGCTCTCGTATGTTGTTATTTAGAACTACTGCATCTAACAATGATCCAACAGGTAAGAGTTTACTTGAAGGTGCATACTTAGATTGGCTTGACTTAGTTGATGCTAACAAGATACAGATGACAGGTCTCCGTAGGAGCCTTGAGGGTATACCATATGCTCGTATTCATTCTAAGCTAGCCAATGATGCTAAGAATAACAAGTCCGCTGCTGCGGCTGTACAGGCCGTTAAAAAGGCTGTTCTTAATATTGATGCACGTAAGGATGAAGCATTTATCCTACCAGCAGATAGAGATGAGCATAATAACCTATTAGCTGAAGTCCGTATTATGGGCTCAAGTGATGGTGGTGGTAACTCTAAGATCCAAGATGCTAAGATTATCATTGATCAGAAAGAGCAGTCAATAGCTCGTTCAATGCTTGCACAGTTCATGACTATTCAAGGTAAAGGTGGTTCATATGCGTTAAGCAAGAATCAGTCTGAAGTATTCATCAATTCACTTCGTGGAATAATGATCCAAATTCAAGGTATTATGAACAATGAGGCAATCCCTCGTTTGTTTGCTATTAACCGTGAAGGTGTTTCAAAGGGAGATCATTTCTTACCTAAGATTACATTCTCAGAATTTGTTAAAGATGATGTTACAGAGTTCTTTGGTGCATTGCAGAAGTCTATTGAAATGGGTGTGTTTGAAGTAACACCTCAGATTCAGAACAAAGCAGCTCAGGTTCTCGGTGTTGATAACTCAGGACAGAAGGAAGGACTAGAAAGACGCTTAAAAGAAAAGGAAGAGTTTAAGAAACAAACTCAAGCCAGTAGTGTTGATAGTGCGGACAGCTCTGATGGTATAGACCCTCCTGTGAATGATAATGATATTCCAGATACAAAAGCAAGTGACATTACAGATGATACTCTGAAAAACATCTTAGATGAATGAGGTGATTTATGAGCGGATTTTATTATGATATTAGATTAGTTGATTTAGATCTCAACCCATCTCAATTGAATAAGATTAGAGATTATGTCAGAGAAAAGATCCGTGATGTCGCTGCTGTTGATTCGGGGGAGTTTCTAAGAAGCTTAGCTACCCGATGGAATAAGAGTACAAAGATACTCACTATTTATTCCCCTCTATCTTACTCAGGTTATATAGAAAGTGGGAATATCAATTATATGTACCATAAAGAGAAGGTCAAAAAGGCATTAAGTTCTATGGGGCTTAAGCCATCACCTATTCGGTACTATTAACGGAGGTTATGTGTCAGTAATCATACCAGATATCCGTGAGTTTGATGAAGAGAAACGACATGTGTTAGGGCCAGTCCTTATCCCTGATCGGTTTGACCTTCACAATGATGGATTATCTAAGAATGAGGTTGAGTATGCTTGCCATTATTATAACAAGAATCATTTTGGAAGCTGTGACTTAAATCACATGTTGCAAGTAGACTGTGCAAGGGTTATTGAATCATACATCTTAGAGGTCGATTGTGAGATTGACGGAGAAACCTTAGTAGCAGGTACGTGGATGGCTAAGACTGAGATTGATAGAACGCATGTCGGAGACGTAGTGTGGGAAATGCTTATCACAGGAGAATTGGCAGGATATAGTCCTGAGGGCTCAGTTTTTGAGCATAAGGTATTAGAGGAGTAATAATGGCTGTAGAGCATAATATCCAACAGATTGATGAAGAAGGTACAGCAGGTAATGTATTATCTGACTATCAAGTACACACAATCAGTCTAGTTGGCAAAGGCGCGTTAGGTCGTAATATTACTAAGTTAAAAAGTAATGAAGAATTTATAGAAACTGAGGAGGGAAAAGCTATCATGTCAAAGATTGATAAAGCTAAAGCTCTCGATGCAGAACAGGCTGAATTAGAAGCAGTTGCTTCAGAGGAAGTTGTTGAGACTGAAAAGTCAAAGTCTGCTGAAGAGCAAACCCCAGATGTTGAAGCTGAGGTGTCTGAGGACGCACCAGAAGAGACTTCAGAGGTTGAAGCTGTAGTTGAACAGACTGAGGAAGAAAACCCCTCAGAGGATATTACAGAAGCATCAGAGGAAGAATCTGAACCTGTTGAGAAAGCTAAGGCTAAAGACAAGGCAAAAGAGGAAGACGAAGATGAGGAAGAAAAAGTAGAAGCTGATCCAGAAGGTGAAGAAGAAGATGCAAAGAAAGCGGTTGAACCGAAGAATGAAGATGAGAAAGTTGAGAAACAGAAAATGTACTCAATGGACGAATATCTAGAAGCATCTAAATCAGCACTTGATGGTATATCTAAGTTGGTTAAAGAGATCAAAGCTAAAGCGCCTGAAGCAGAATCTTGGGAAGTGTTTGATGTTATATACGATACCGTTTACACAGTAGATGTGGCAACTTGGTATGATGATACAGCCACATGGAACAAGGTATGGGATGAGGTATGGGATGAGGTTAATACTCGTACATCTAAAGCTAAATCTTTAAAAGTAGCTGAAGAAGCAACTCTTGATGACAAGTTAAAAGCACTTGAAGTTTCAGACCCTGCACTTGCAGCCTTATTCCGTGAGAATAGTCAGAAAGCTTTACATGCTGAACAAGAACGTGAAGCTGTTATCCGAGCTAAAGCTCGTGAAGAAGGTGCTGAGAAATACAAACGCATCAGCTCTGAAGAGTGTACTACTGATCAGATCACAGACACAATGATTGATTTGGAAGTTTCTAATCCAGAAGCTTATTCTATTATTGCAAAAGCTTTGGATAATGCATCGGTAATTACATCTGCTGGTGAGTTATTCCGTGATGTAGGTAGTTCAGATACCGTCAACACAATGAGCCCAGATGAATTTGTAGAAGTCAAATCTAAGTCTTTAGCTGCTGAGAAAGATAAAGCAGGTGAGTCTTATAATATGGCTGCACTTCGTGCAACTGTACGTCAATCAGATGAATACGTAGCTAACTACGCTTAATGTCATTTGTAAATAAAAATAATAATAACAATAAAGGAGACATTAATGTCTGAACAAGTAAATAAAGCTAAAGCCGTTGTTGGTGGTGAAGCTGGTGTAAACGGTCTATCTTCAGTTCACGTAGATAAGCCACTTTCTGATTTTTCTGTAAAAGTTGTACAAGATGATACACACTTTAAAGCCCGTCAGATCCTAAGTAACTTTAACTCTAAGCATCGTCAAGATATGTACTACTTCTATGAACCTGCATATTTCATGATCAATCAGGTTAAAGAACGTGCAGAGGGTGCAGAAGCAGCTAAGGCTAAATATGGCGTAAGTCGTAAACCATTCACTACTAAAGTATATGCACTTAAGCAGCCAGTTACAGATGAGACTGTAGCAAATGCTGATAAGCCTATTGATCGTATCTATGAAGATGCAGCTCAATTTGTTACTCGTCAGTTCCTTCTTAACAAAGAGAAGAAAATGGCTGAAGCTATCCTAGCTGATGGTGTATGGGGTACAGATTGGACAGGCCAAGATGCAGCTCTTACTGATCCATTAGCTGTTGTAGAAGCAGGTGCTTTCCAGAAGTTCACAGCAGCAACATCTAAGCCTTTAGATGTATTAGATGAAGCTATGCAGACTATCCAGCTTAAATCAGGCTTACGTCCTAACACAATGGTACTAACACGTACTGTATGGACAGCCCTTAAGCGTAATGCTTCAATCAAGACCACTAAGCTATATACTAACGGTAACTCTGGTTCTGATGATGCTATCATGGATACTATCGCCAGCCACCTAGGTATCATGGCCTCTGACATCTATGTATTAGATGTGGTTGAGCCAGCTTCAGCAGCTACAATTGATGGCACTACTTACCAAATCACTACTGATGCAGAAGGCTATGCAACTAATGCTGCTGGTGACACAACTCTTGCTAATCAATTTATTGGTGGTAATGGTATCTTACTTATGCATGTAGATAAGACTTCAAATGGTCAATACTCAGCAACTGCTGCAGTATGTGCTCAGTGGACTGGTTTATACCCTGATGGTGGTGAACTAGGTAATACTGTGTTTAAACGCTACCACATGGAAGAATTTAGCTCTGAGTTCATCGAAGGCCGTACAGCCTTTAGCTACCATATCGTAGCACCTGCATTAGGTTTATTCTTAAAAGATGTAATCTAATAGCTTAAAGCTATAATAAATTATGGGCAAGATGGGAACTCCTGTCTTGCCCTATTTTTCGTAAGGAGTAAAAATGAGCTTAAAAAGAGAAAATCGAGAGTATGATCCTTGGAACACAGGTACACTCTATGTTCTTAGTGAAAAGCTAATCGCAGATGGATATGAATTAAAGTTCGGTGACGCATATCCAGAGTATTGCCACTTAGCAGTCATGCACACGCATTTCAACAATGGTGTGATAGGTACTAAAGAAGAGCTTGACAGTCTACAAGGTCATCCTTTAAAGTTGTATATTGACAATGGTTTTATGATGCCAATTGCCATGTTTGTAGCTAACCCATATGAAGCAGTACCGCCTTCAGAGTTTAATCCTAATATTGATGCAAGTGCATTAGATGAAGATGAAGATAAATTCTATATGGAAAATGCTGAACTACTGAAGAACAAGAAAGATTTGATAGGCTATGCAAAGCAATTTAAAATTAACCTACCTAATAAGACTACAGTTAGCATCAAAAAGATGTTAGAGATTTTAGAACAGGAAGCCAAGAAAAAAGGTCTCCTTGATTAAGGAGTACTTATGTCTACAGTTTTAGATATCCCAGAAAGGGATGGACAAGATGGTGCTACACAGTTAGCATATCTAAGATCATATTTAAAAGATACAGAAATAGGGAACTATACATATAGTGACAATCTTCTTATTGAACTGCTGGTAGAAAGTGACCGTGTAGCTGTGTGGCAAGACCTGACAGGCTACTTAGGAGAAACCCCTTGGAATTACACCACTACAGCACCAATAAGCTATGAGAGTCGTATAAGGATGCTCACAGGTGACACAGATGAAGGTGCTCTTAGGTATACTGATTATGACTTACAGGTATTCTTAGAAACTATCCCCCTGCGTTACATTGTTAAACTTATAAACGCAGAGGGAGACGATAGTGTCACTTATCCTACTAATGATGTTAACAATCCTATTTATATTGTGCGGAGATACCTCGGAGACACAGATACCAATAATGTGAAGTATAGAGATGCAGACATAACTCAAATGTTATTCAACTCTAGACTAGATCCTTTTGCATTTGTTGCAGAAGAGTTATCAAGATCAGCAGGAGAGGTTGTAAGTGATTCCGTTGCATCTGGTGGTAATGATCTTGCCTCCTTAGATGGTATCTCATTTAGTGAAGAGGGGAAAAGGACAGATAATCTAGTCAGTGATATATCTTTCATCCAGTCTCAAGCCATCACTTCTGTTTACTTTAAAAATCCCGTATACGGTTTCTGGATAGACGGTGAGAACCTTGTTGATACAGAATGGGAGAAGTCTTGGTATGGCATATAATAGAGAGGCTTCTCAAGTTCAAAAGGCTATTCTAAGAGCAGGAGATGGAGCAGAAGCTGTTTTTAAAACAACAGGAGGTACTGACCCTATTACGGGATTTCCTGACGGCACAGGTCGAACAGAGGTTCTCAACTTTGTAGTTGTCAACTATTCTAGAGAAGATATAGCAAATCCTGCCCTTGCGAATGGTATGCTGAAAATCTTAGTATCACCTTTAAAAGTTAGTGGAGAAAGTATTACAGATTTTGTAGACCTAGTGGAAAATAAGGGTCTGAAAATCACCTTGCCAGATGGTAAGAAGTTTACAGCTAAGTATTCACAAATAACCAGAGCAGATGGTGTCACACCGATTCTTGCTCGTATATTTCTAGGAGCATAATATGTCAGTATTTGTAGACCTAGATATTAGGTTAAAACTGAACACACACTTATACACACTAGGAACAGAGACAGGGGATAATGGCAAAAGTCGTCAACTGGATACATCTGTATATGGATTTCCAGCTTTCCCCACAGCAGATATATTTGTAGCGGAAGGAGAGAGAGCAGAGAATAAGCCACAGGATAAATCTTGGGTGGAACACTTTTTAGTAAAATCTCCTCAAACAATATACACACCTGCTGGTTGCGGTATCTCAAGAAAAGCATACCAGTATGGTATATGGGTAAAGACACCTTTAGAATATGGATCTGTTTACAATGAAATGATAGCAGGTCTTATTGAAGAGCACTTCCCCAACAACATGCACATATCTTTAGATAATGGCAATACCCTTACAATTTTAAAAACATATCAACAAGCTACTGTGGTTACTGATAGTGACTCAGGTAGGATGTTTAACAGAGTTTTCATAGATTGTGAGAACTACTTTAATAATAATAATAAATAGGAGAATATTCTATGGCAACACTCTTTAAGGGTGATAACTCTACAATTACATTAGTAGAGGAAGATCAGGGTTGGGCAAAACCACCTTCAAGTTATGCAGGTGGCAAGTTCTTCCAGAATAATGATGGAAGTTTCGATGAGACACGTGGTACTATTGAATCAGAAGCGAGTACACCTAATGCACAGTTAGACAGTGTTCGACTTGGTAATAAGAATGTAGCAGGTTCATTTCCTGTTGAGATTGACCCTGAGAATTACACAGCATTGCTGGAATCCGCTTTGTATGGTGAAGCAACATTAAGTGGTACAGATGTAAGTCTTACCGCAGTAGATGTTTCTGGTACTAAGAAATTTGAACTTGTAATCCCAATGACAACAGGTGAGCAAGCTACAGCAGGTATCTCTGTAGGTACTATCTTTAATCTTGTAGTAGAAGCACCACTGGCAAGCCTTTCAGATATTGCAGTAGTTGAATCTGTTACAGCTACAGATGTCACATTCTACTGCCCAGCTCAGAAATCAGAAACACTTGCAACTACCTCTGTAGATCTTACAGTTGAGTCTATTGAGAATATCCGACCTGATCGTAGTATTAAATCTTTCAATGCAGAAGAGATTTTGTATTCAGAGGATGGTGCAACTATTGCACGATTTATGACAGCAGGTTGTGTAGTTTCTGGTGTGTCTTTTGATCTTCCTTCTGATGCGTCTGCTAAGGCAACATTTTCAATGTTAGCATCAGGAAAATATGCAGGTCAAGAGTATAGTACATTTGATCCTACACTAACAGACAGTACAGATGCACACACAAGTGTATTGCCTCACGTAAAATATGACCCACTTGTACTTCAAGATGGTGAATTAATTTCTAACGAAACTAATACACGTTGTATTTGGATGTCAGGGTCTGTGGGTATTGAAAATGGCACAGAGACTCACTTCGTAGGTTGTGATTTTGATGCAATTGGTACAGTGTCTGGTAAGTTACGAATCACACTTGACTATGAAGCATTGTTCCAAAGTGAAGACGACTTCGTATCTTTCCGAAATGAGAAATACAACAAAGTACTTCTTAAATTGAAAGACCGAGCAAGTGATAAATCTTTAATTATCTATCTGCCAGCCTTTAAAGCTACAGCGTACACATTGAATAATCCAAACTCTGGACTTGTAACTGCGAGTATCAGTGGCATGGCTACAGTTGATGCAGGAGCTGGAGACAGCCTTGTTATTGGTGTTTTAAATGGCTAATTCACTTTCAGCGGCTATTAAGGCTACTGTTCGTGAACTGGAGATGATCAAGCAAGACTTGATCATCTCTCATCAAGTGACTATGTATGAGATTGGAGAGAGGCTTGTTTATTATACACCCTTGAAGACAGGTCTCGCCTCTAATAATTGGAATGTTACAGCAGACGGCACAACAGAGGCAGAGAGAGGGGCAGGGTTTGAAGGCGGAAAAGGTCTATCATCTTTAAATGCGATTTCATACCAAGTCAAAGATTTATATAAGAAACCAGAATCACTGTTCTATAATCCTGTAGACTACATATGGGATCTAGAAGCAGGTAGTTCAAGACAGGCTCCTAATGGAATGGTGACACCAACAGTTCCTCAAGTGGAGAATATTTGGATATATAATTTACAGAAGAACGGATTAATAGGATAAGGAAACATTTAATGGCAAAGTTTGCAATTAGCGGAACACAATTCCGAACAGTTAAGAAAGATATCAAATTAGATATTATAGGTAAAGATGGCAAGGTACAAAAAGACACTGTGGTAGGTTGGGTAGAGATTCGAGGAGAAGATGATCCTATTTATCAAAAGCGAGTAGCTCCTCATATCATTGCTTATCAAGAAGATACTGAACTTGCTCGTAAAGAGATTCAAGAGATCAAAGAGAAAGCTGAAAAAGATAAAGTAGAGGATGTTGATATTAGTGTTCCTCAGGAGAAGTTTAAAGAAGCCATTGAGAGCTTCATGAGAGAGGCTGTAATTGCATCAATTGAAAAATGGGATGAAGGGTTCTTTGAAGGTGAATACTCTCCTCAGAGAGCTTCTGAGTTGTTCTCAGACCCAGCTAATAATCACATCTATAACCAACTAGCAGCTCTTATTAAGGATAGAGAGGCTTTTTTGCCAAGTGCAAGTGCATAGTTGTAGAATGGATAGAATTACACGCTGCACTTGATGTTCCAGTAAGGAAAGGTAAGAAAGTACATGTTGCCAGAAATGCTCATAAACTCAAAGAAGAGAAGTTTGGTGAAAAGTCTGACTTGTTAGAAAGAGAGCGTAATCTAGACATTTCAGATGTAGGATCATTGATTGATCTTTTCTGGGATGTGCATTACCTTAGGGAGCAAAGTACGGACTTAGGAGTCCCTTCTTTTAATCCTACCAAGATGAGGGATCACTTTGAACTCTCAGGCAGGAAGGTGAGTAAATGGGAATACAAAGTTCTAATGGAAATGGATCTTGCATATAGAGCTACAGTAATAGATAATTATAAATAGGAGCAAAGCTTATGGCTCAAGAAGCCGAACTCAGGATTAAGCATGACAGCGTTGAGAAGACAACATCGGCAATTGATGCTTTAATAAGCAAGCTTGATCAACTAGACAAAGGTCTTGATAAATTAAGTACCGAGAATAAAGCACAAGAAGCTTCGCAAACTAAATTAAATACAGCACTAAAGGCAGCAGAGATTGCTAGGAAGAAAGCTGTAGACATGTTAGGATTGCACCAACAAGGTCTTCACAAGCTCAGTGATGCGTATGCAACTGAGCAAGCAGCTATAAAAGCTAGAGAAGTCGCTGCTAAGAAAGGTATAGAAACAGGAAGTAAAGAATATGACATACTTCTCAACAACATCAAGGCAACAGAGTTAGCAACAACAGCTTCTAAGAGATTAGCAGCAGAGCAAGCTCAGAAAGTCGCTGAGATGACTAAATCACAAAAGGCAGCAGAGCTAGAGGCACTAGCTCAAGGCAAGCAGACAGCCGCTGAGAAGGCTCAGGAGAAAGCACTAGCATCCTCTAATATAGCCAGAGAAACGGCAACAAAGCTTCTCAAGCTAGAAGAGAAAGGTTTAGACAGACTGAGTGATGAGTATGCAGAGGCCAGAGGAGAAATCCTTGGAATTGAAAGGGCTAAGCAGAAAGGACTTAAAACAGGATCTGATGAATACAACCAGATAGTAAAGAATACCAAAGCCATAGAGCAATCTACCGCAGCCAGAAAGCGTCTTCAGAAAGAAACAACAGAAAGCACTAAGGGTGCGAGTAAGTTCACTGACGGACTAGATGATATGGCTAAACAGGCAGCACTTGTAGATGGACCATTAGGCGGTATAGCCTCACGACTTACAACCTTAAGTACTATTCTTAAGTCTACAGGCGGCATAGGAGGGGCAATAGCCCTAACAGGCCTTGGTATAGGTGTTGCATTGTTTACCCAACAACTTTCCAGAGGCATAACAACTGCTAAAGAGTCTGAGGTTGCATTTAAAACACTTGAAGCTCAAATAGAGGCAACAGGTAATGCAGCAGGGTACTCAGCTACCCAATTAGACATGATGGCCAGAAACATAGCAAGAGGTACTTTAGACAGTACAGATAATGTAAGAACTAGTATTCAATCTCTCCTGTCTTTTACAAATGTCTCATCTGCTGTGTTTGAAGATGTCATAAGGAAATCTCAAGATATTGCTATTGTGGCTGGTAAATCCACTAAAGAAGTTGTTAATCAGCTTGGCAGAGTGCTGGATAATCCCATCTCTAAACTAGAGTCTCTAAAAGAGTTGAGGATTGATCTTGAAAAAGGTGATAAGGATCGGATAAAGAGTTTACAAGTAGAAGGTAGACTTTATGAAGCTCAAGAGATAATCCTAAGCAGAATTAATGAAAGGTATGGAGATATAGCTAGGGCGCAAGCAGACACCTTAGCTGGAGATCTTGATACGGTCAATCAGCAATGGACAGAGTTGTTCGAAACACTAGGAAGAGGGGCTAGTGGCCCACTCAGGACAGTTGTTCAAAACTGGTCTCAATGGCTAGAGCTCGCACAACAACTATCAGAGACAGATGTTGAAACCATGCTGAGAAAGCAAAGAAATGAGATGCAGGGACTTACCAAGACATCAGAAGACACAGCCAAGCAAATAGCCCTAATAGATCAGCGTCTCGAAGAATTGAGTAAGTCAAGTGATGAACTTAGCCTATCAGATGAGGTGAAAAGGCTATCGCTAGAGGCAGGGACTGCTGTTGAGGGCTTCCTTAGGATGCAAGCATCTTGGTTTGGAATAGGTGACGGTATAATCTCCGCTAGAGAACTTTCTGACAGATTTTATACAGATGAGCAGAAAGAATCTATTTCGCTATTAAGACTTAAAGAAGAATTGGTAGAAAAACAGAAACAGCAAAATGGTGAGTATTCTAACTATGTATCTCTCCTGACAGATGCACAGCAGAAAGCAAGAGAAACTTCTGAACAAGAACTTGAAAAGCAGAAGCAACTTACAGCAGCCTTCTTGCAGGCAGGGGATACAGCAAGTGACTACTACCTTTCAGTTAAAGCTGGACAAGATGCATTAACAGAGGCTACGAAAAGAGAACTTGCTGTATCAGAAGAGTCTCTCTCTAAGATTAAGAATGTTATTGCAGGTGGGAAAGAGAATCTTACAGTTCAAGAAAAAGAGCTAAAGATTATTTATGAGAACATCCTAGCAACATCTGATCTTACTAGGCAACGTGTAACTTACAACACTGTACTTCAAAAGACCAAATCCCTACAAGCGCAGCAAGATGGTCTTGAAAGAGAAGTAGAATTATACAAGGCAACGACAAGTGGTATACTTAAGAACTCAGAGGCTTTTATTCAATTATCAGCTAGTATCAAGACGGCTAATGATATAAAAAGGATAAGCGGAGAAGTTACTGAAGCACAGACTAAGGCTTTGTATCAATAGAATGTAGAATTACTAAAAGCACAACGTAACCAAGCTGTACTTAATGCATTAAAAGCTAGTGATGCAAATAGTGCAAACGTAGCTACACTTAATAGGCAAATAGAATTACAAAAACTTTTGTCAACAGGTGTTAGTAAGACATCTTCTGAATACATTTATGAAGAAGAGCGTTTAAAAGCTCTTAACACTATCAAGACAAATGCAGTAGCTATAGATAGTCAAGAGTATATGCAATTACTTAAGAACGCAGAGGCAATAGCTGCTAAAAGATCTGAACTACAAAAGTATCAGGACTTAGCAGATGCAGGTATTAGTTTCTCATCTACAGGTGGTGCTCAGATAGAAGGTACACTAAACCAACTAACATCGGCACTTCCTGATGAACTTATTAAGCTAGACAATCTTGTAGATGTTGAGAATGGTATTTCTCAAGAAATGGTGGATAAGCTAAAAGAAAATCTTAAAGCCACTTTCATGGATGAAAAGAATGAAATACTCATTCCATTAGGTTTCTTTGTAGATGAAGAAGGAGCTATTCAGGCAGCAACAGAGTTAAATCTTCTACAGGAGGAATTGCGGGTTCAGGAAAAAGAACTTAAAGAGTTGTGGCAGGAAGAAGATCTTATAACTGAAGAGCAATATCTGGAAAGAAAGAGGCAGCTAAATGTAGATTATGAAGATAAGATAACCAATGCTAAGATAGCTGCTTGGGAAGCCACAGCAGAAGCTCAAGCATTATCAAGACAAGGGGAGGTGGCAGGTGTCATATCTAGTGGCGCTAAGATGTTATCAGCGGTTGCAGGTAACAGTAAGAAGTTGGCTAAGATCTCTAAAGCTGCTGCAATCTTTGAAACATCAACGGCACTCGTTCAAAGTATAGCTAAGGCATCAGCAGTAGGTTGGCCAGCCAACATACCTATAATAGCAGAAGCGTTTGCAACAGGTACGCAGTTGGTAGGTCAGGCAAGATCTTTGAAAGAGCCATCTTTTGCTTTCGGTGGTGTAGATATTCAGGGGGAAGGTACAGGCAGATCAGATAGTATCAAGGCAAATATTGCAAGAGGTGAGTCAGTAATGACAGCCCCTGCCACAGCTAGATATAAGGATACTCTTGAAAGAATGAATGCTGGATTACCTATCAGACAAGGAGGTGGTAGTTCATTTACATCTTCTCCAGTTATCAATATCCAAGGGGACGCTTCAGAACGGACTGTAGGTCTTATTGAGTCTAAGCTAAGGGATTATGAGAACAGGGTTGAACAGATAGCTCAGGGTGTCTCTCTGCAGTCTATACAGCAGGAGAATGAAGTCGGTGGGTTCTTGAACCCGATATAACAAAATAAGGAGGAAGATTAGTGGCAATCATTGATCTTCCTTACCAAGATATCATTGATAGAGAATCTGGAGCTACATCTGATAGCTTCGATCTAAATGAGATTGTATATTCTGGTAAGGTATCACAACGGACATTTAATGGTCCCAGTATTGAAGCATCTCGAAACTCTATATGGAAAGTCTCATGGAAGCTCTTAGAGTTTGACAAGGGGCAAGGTGTCGATCATGATATAGAAGTGGTCAGAGAGTTTTACAAACTGGCGTACATAAATAAGGTAAGGTGGAAACCTTTCGACATACCTCAGACAAGGATCTGGAGGACCGTACCCAACTCTTATAAAGAGAGTAACACGGCAGGTACAATATTTGAAGCATCATTAAGTTTAGAATACTTATATAACGAATAAAGGAGGAAGGCCAGTGAGCTTAATTACTCATAGAGCAAAAGAGGATCTAGGTGGATTGGTCTACCTACTTACAATTGATATGCGGGATGTGACTGAAGATCCGACACATGTCTTGAGATTGGTAAATAATTATGGAGAGAATGGAGAGGGTGTTACTTTCCAAACTAACAAGTACACACCTTACCCTTATGAACTAAAGCAGGTTAAGAGATCAGCATCTTCAAACACCAATAATGCTAAAATATCATTATCAGATAATGAGGGACTTACTATTTCTAGGTTTATAGATAAAGTAGGGGGCGATCTGCAAGGGGCAAAAGTGACAGAATTAAAAGTCTACGGAGTATTCTTAGACACATCTCCTGATGCAAACCCCTTGGCCTATGTAAAGAGGCTTGATCACATTGTTGATTACGTAGAGGATTCAGACACAATAGGGGAGGTAGTTTTAAACACGGTAGATCCTCTTTCTAAAGATGTGGATGTGCCTACTATTTCCTTTACAGCAGGGCTTCCTAATGGGAGTGTCTCGGCTATTAATATTTTCCCTGCAGTAAACAGGAACATTTCACAAGAGAGAGGATAATATGTACGGATGTGAAGAAGATATAAAGAAGGAAGCTGTAAACAGATTTCCAGAGGAAATGGTGGGGTACATAAAGAATGGAAAATTCCATGCATTAAAGAACATTTCAACAGATCCTCGGAAAAGATATCAACTTTCAGTTGCAGATAAATTACTGGTCTTAAATAATAAAGTAGAGTATCTGGTGCATTCACATCCTAACATGGACCAGCACCCTAGTCAATTAGACTTACAATCACAAAGATCCACGGGAATCCCTTTCCTAATTATAGGGACAGATGGAAAAAATGTAACAACTATAAAGGAGGTATCATGAAAAGGCACCCTAGGAAAAGAGTAGTACAGTTTCATGGTATTTACCAAGAAAAGTATCAAGTTGCTCCTCTGGAAGTATATGCAGACAGTATGTTCAACCTTTTAAGCATTGTTTTTAAAAGTGCATACCCTGAGCTTCTGAAAGAGAAAGGTTTAAGAATTGCTTTTGAAAATAAAGAAGGTGAACTTACGGAGCTTTTCGATCCTGAACAAGAGTTACCAGATGAGCAAAGGACAATCCACATTTACCCTGATCCTGAAGGAGCAGAAATACTTACAGTAATAGCCATTGTTATATCTGTAATTTCAATAGGACTTTCCTTCCTACTTGCTCCTAAAATAAACACAGACCAAGATACAACATCAGGGTCTAACTGGTCTACACCTGAAAATGTTGTAGGTCAAGGTGGCGCAATGCCTGTCATTCTAGGAGAACGAAGAACGGGCAGCAGGGTTGCATCTTTTGGTATAGATTCAGAAATTTATAGGAGCAGATCTTCATGATAGATAATAAAAAACCTGTGAGGTCTTTAGAGCAAAAAACAACTAATACAGGGTTTGACAAACCATCTCTTTATGGTGGTTCAGGACTAATAACCTACGGAAGTGATAGTAATGCAAACTTTGTAGATGTAGTTTCTGTAGGCCCAATTGAATCTATTGACGAAATGTATATTAATGATGTTAATTTAGATACAGGAGAGTTCCCAAACACAGAGATCTTTGTTCACACAGGAGACAGTGCAACAACAGCGTTTGATGGCAATTTCCCTTACGTGGAGAGAACGTATACACTAGGCAAACAAGCAGAGATCGTAGAAGGGGATAAGGGAAAGGTTTCTACCACCACATTTACCCGATCAGTAAGTGGGGTAGGTGTTTCTGGTGTTCGTATTAATTTTAACACATCTCAATTTGTCCACAGAGACAAAGAGAACAGACGCAAGACAGCAGAGGCTGATTTCACTGTGTACCTCCTAGATGAGGAAGGTAATCGTATTAAATCCTCTAAGGTTGCCAATTCTAAATACTATGCCTCTAATCCTACATCAGTGGGTTGTACAATCCTTGCCAGAGAAGAGGATGTGAAGAGAGTCTGGGAATATGAAGTGGAGATGAAGATCCGTGTCAACTTTTATGGAACTACAGTTTCTGGAACATGGTCTGCTTCTACTATTACAGAGCTTTACAAAGAGACGCAATCTTATGAGAATGTAGCTATGGTAAGTGGCAATGTTGTCGCTAGAGACCTCTCAGGAAGTTCTCCAAAGAGGGAGTATTTGGTAAAAGGCTATAAGGTAGATGTTCCTGTATATATAGGAGAGAACAATCTCTTTCTAGGAGAATTCACCAAGGCAGTTTCATATAGCCATGCTTGGAATGCAATGGCCGTACTCGTAGATGAGAAGTGGGGAGCTGGACTACCCATAGACAAGATAAACGTAACCAGTTTTGTAGAGTTTGATAAATACATTTCTGAGATAATGGCTGATGGTAGTAAGAGATACAGCCATAGTCAAGAACTCCTGAAGTCAGATAGCTACTTCAGGATTGCTTCTCAAATTGTTGGCGCTGCAGATGGTAAACTATATGAAGACACAAGTGGAAGGGTTGCTGTCTCAATAGACAGACAAACAGATAAAAGACGAGTCATTACATCTTATGATATTCTTAATGAGAAAGTTAAAAAGACAACCGTCCCAGAGAAAAAGAAAACCAACTATGTAGAGGCAGAGTTTTCTGATAAAACCAATAACTACCAGACAACGATTGTTTCTGTACAAGATGACGGTGCCATTGTTAAGAATGGATTAGTTCAAGAGAAGCTGCAATTAATAACCTGTAGTGACCCTCTAGAAGCAGACAGAACAATCAAAAAGGTACTTGTTAACTCACAAATTGCTGTAGCTTCTTATGCCTTCTCAGTAGGCCACACGCATGAAGATATCCAAATCGGAGAGGTTGTAGAGTTATATGATCGAATTTACTCAAGATCTAACTATTGTGGAAAGACAAGAGAGGGAAGTACCAATACGAGAATAGAGATAGATCCTAGAACACCTATCAATATAGAGGGTATAACTAATCCTAAAATAGTTTTTGACAATAACCGAGAAGAGCCTATTGAGGTTGATATTTCAGAGTGGACAGATTCTTACATCATCCTTTCAACCCCCTTGGAAGAAGCTCCACTCTCCTTCACATCTTTTGGTGTAAAAAGTGGAGACACCTTAGGGTTAAAACCTGTACTTATAAAAGTGCTAGGGATCACCAACAACCAAGGTGTTATTCAAGCAGAGGGTGTTGATTACAATGATTCTATATTTTCTCACATAGAGGAGGGCACAGATCTCTTAGTCCCTGTTACTCGAATACTTCCAGATCTCCAAGAGGACATCCAAGGACTCTCTCTCACAAAGATTACGGCAGGTATCTCTGCAAACTGGGATGATGCAGAAGAAGGTACATATGTTTATTTCTGGAAGAAGTTTACAGGAGATACGGAGAGAGATCCTAATAACACAGGCATCTTAGTTACAAGTGGTCAAACAAGTTTGTCAAACAATACGTTACCGCTACCATTAGAACCTGCCAGATATGAGTTTTCTGTGTATATATTAAACGAGTTGACAGGTGAAAGCAGTTCAACAAAAAGTGTGAGTATTAATCTGGATATAACAGATTCTGCCACATCTTCAATCCCTCAGCCAACAAACTTTGATACAGAGAATGGCCAAGGTACTTATGAAGGGAGCGGATTCACACTAAAATGGGATCAACAAGTTGGAACAGAATCCCCTTATCTAATGGGTTATATCCTCCGTATAACGCAGGGTGGAGACACTTTAGAATATAGACTAACAAGTGACTATAGATCTTATCAAGTAACGTCACAGGCGCTTACAGAAGCATTTGGTGAGAATTATTCTAGAAGTTTCACAGCAAGACTTATTGCATATGATGATACATTAGCATCTGCACCAACTGTTACAAGAATAGTCAACAATGCTGCACCTTTGTCTCCAGAGATAACTGTAAGAGTTACAGGAGATATTTTATTATCTTCTAATAGTGGCATACCCGAAGATGCAATAGGCTCTATTGTTTATGTCTGGGAAAGTTCAGACATAAATTCAGTTAGACCCTCTACAGCATTAGTATTCCGCAGTAACCAAGTTGCGGAAATAGATCTGCCTAATGACACCTTAATATATGATAACAGAGATTATGTGTTTGAGGCAGCTTGGATTGATGGTTTTGGAGAAACAGAAACTAACTATGGAAGAGCCCAAATAGCATTTGGCCCTGATGTACTTATACCTGAGCCAATGACCTTAGTAAGAGCCAATGCCTACTCTATCACAGGTATTCAAGTAGAGTTTGAACACGATGGTGTTTGGCTGGAAAAGATGAAAGTCTATTACAGAAAAACCAGCGAGTCAGGAGAGTTCCTACTAGATGACAGTTACCTTTTTGAAGGGGATGTACGAGTAAGCTATGATGAAGGGACTCAGTCAGGTACTTTTATTATCGAAGGGCTGGACTATAACAGTGAGTATGAAATATACACCACAGTTTCCAATATATCTAGTGCAGATTCAGAGGCATCAGGGACAGTTGTAGGTATTACAATTCCTTACGCTAACGTGGAAGATATTAGAAATGATATTCTTGAGGTTAGGGATGATATTCTTGATGTAAGAGATCAGGTAGATGGTGAATTAAAGCCACAGTTGAACCTTGAGACTTTAAGAAGAGAGGAAAGCGATAGAGAGCTTTTCAATACCACTGCTTCACTTGCTGAGTTCAGAAGAAACAGTAATAGTGAATTCAATACACTCAGAGACGCTACATTTGAAGTGAATCCCGAAACAGGTACAATAGAGCTGAGAGCATATAACTATGCAGATACTCAATTTACCCAAGCGGGTATTTTAATTGATGGTGTAGATGCAAAGGTCAGTATTAATGCTGGAAAGATTATAGATCTGGGTACTTCTGTTCAAGACGCGAATGCAAGTATAGATGTACTTGCAGGTCAGGTAGAAATAAAGGCAAGCTATACAGAGATGACAGAATATGTAAATGGAGCATTGGATGCAATCATTCCTGCATATTCTTTTGGATTCTTCAACAGCTCAGAAGGCTGGTCGGCTGTGAATGGAACTATCACCCAAGGAAATAGCTTTATAAGCACAACTTGGGGCGATATAGAGAATCAAATGCTCAACTATTCAGCAGATGATAATCCTATTATTACCCTCACAACAAAGAGACTATCAGGAAGTGGTTTCACAGGTAACTTAGTTGTAACGTTTGATGGAGGTGCCACAGAGACATACACAGCAGCTTTATCACAAGGGACTGTGGGAGTAACAAATGTTCAGAACTTGAACCTGACAGAAGATGCAACTTACACTGGAACAGTAACAGGTCTGAGAATCATCTTAGGAGAATCTTCTTCTGATGAGTTTGAAGTATCAAGTATAACAATAGGAAAACCCTCTGCTCAACTAGAAGCTCTAGATGGAGTAACCGCACAGGTAAATCAGTTAGGTATAGACGTGGACGCTATTGAAGGTCAACTGACTAGTTTTGTCACTACTGCCTTTTATGATGAGAACTCGGTAACACTTAACAATGTAACTCAAGTACTAGATGGTGAGGAAGCTATAATCTCTTTGAGAGCAACCCAGCAAGAGCTTGATAATGAAGGGACGATCACTAAAGCAAACAGCGCGTCTCTCTGGGTAGATGGAGCAAATGCAACCATACGCTCTAATGTGGTTAGTTTCAATGCAGAAGAGGGTGGAATTGATGATCAGATCGAGGGTCTCATTGGAGGATTGAACACAGTTCAACAGGAACTCAGCACAATAGATGGTGCTAAGGTTCGATCTAACTTGGTAAGTATAAACAGACTAGATACAAAATCTAAAGACTTAGAAGAGCTACAGTTTTATACAGAACTGAAGATACTTGATCAGAAGAACAGGGATCTCGAATTAGGAGACTCAGTTGCAATAGTAGATACTCAACTAAAAGCACTCTCTACAGATCAAGGGGCACTCTCTCAAGAGATACTGGAACTAACTGCAGCATCTGGGACCATTGAAGGGCAGGTAACGGCGAACTCTACAAGAATACAACAAGCAGAGACAGACATTGAAGGTAATGCATCAGCACTAGCAGCACTCTCGACTAAGGTAGAGAATGTTGATGGAGATTTGTCACAAGCAGAACTTCTCCTATATTCTGAGACAAACGGATTAGGTGTTGTTTCAAGCAGGGCATATCTCGGTGTTAGTGAGACGGTTGATGGAAAGACTACGGTTACAGGTATCACTGCAGATTCCTCTACAAATGGATTACGATTCCAAGGTGATGTGGTTCAATTTGATGACTCCTCTGGTAATCCTGCCTTGCAATACAGGGCAGATTTGAACAAGTGGGTATTTACGGGTAACGTTGTTGTAGGTGGATATACTGTTGAATCAGAAGATGATATACGTGCTTTAGATGGAGACACTATCTATGAGGTCTATCAATATTCTGTAGACGGAAGTACTGCATGGCATGACGATTACACCACAGGTGATCTTTTCAGACGTACAGCTACTGTTACAAATGGTGTTCTTGGTGCTTGGAGGGATGTATCTCGTATTACAGGAAGAACTCCTGCGATAAGCACTAACCCAGATGGATCGGTAACTATTTCTAATGGTACAGAAGAAGCCACAATATATGATGGTGAAAATGCACCTATCCCTACGATAACAGATAATGGTGATGGTACTTACACTATTAACAACGGTGCTGGTGATGTTGTTACCATAAGTGATGGAGAAACCCCTGTTAAAGGTGTGGATTATTTTGATGGCTTAGATGGTAGTTTTGTAAGTAATATATTTATAACTTCTTCTACAGGTGCTCCTGCTACCCCTACGGGAGGTACATTCGATGGCACAACAGAGACATTCCCTACGGGATGGCAAGACACACCTTATTTTGTAGAAGGTGATATCACTTATATTTCAACAACAAGATATTCTCAGCAAAGTAATGGTAGTTGGATCAAAAGTGGGTGGTCCAATCCTGCTGAATATATTATCAAAGGTGAAGACGGGGCTGATGGGAAAGATGCTTTAGCTAACCTAATAAACCCAGCAGACGAATGGGTGGTTGGCACTAGTGGCTCTCAGGGTGAGTTTATACAGTACGGCTCAGAGTTTAATAATAAAGTTGTTAATATAGAAGGTCCAGAAGGAGTTGTAGAACCTGTTTGGGTGAGTGAAGGTACACAAAGTGCAGCAGCAGGTGGTTGGTCTAAGACTATTTCAGGTGATCCAACAAAATCTTATAGGTTTTCTGTTTGGGCTTATAGAAGGTCAGAATCTGATAGTCGATTATATTTTGGTTGTCAGGGCGCTTTGAACCTAGACTTATCTGCTAATAACAACCCCTACTTTAACAGTGATGTTGGTTTACCAGAGGGGTACAAGTGGTATCTTTTAGTGGGTATTGTCCACGGCAATAATGGGAGTGCTGCACCGAACACTGATACATCAGGCGTTTATGACCCAGAATCAGGAGCTAGGATACAAGGTTTTTCTGAATTTGTAAATGATACTTCTACTCCAACCTTGCTTCATAGGGTTTACCGAAGAGAAGCTGCAAACTACTATGATACGCGTTTTGCTCGTCCTAGAATAGATTTAATAGATGGTAATGAGCCGAGTATTGCAGAATTAATAGGAAGGACCCCTTTAGATGGTCAATCAGGTGCTGGGTTCTACGGTTCAACTTACTCATCAATATCATGGACAACATCAACAGCTAACAGCCGATTCTCTGCGTTAGTAGGTCGTAGTCCTGTTAATCTAGATATATTCACGCAAACTCGTATAGATGGCACAGACTCACAAGCTAGACAGTACAACGGTAACTCATGGGTAAGTGTAGCTTTACAAGTGAATGGGTCTATTGTTGCAAGTGGTACTATTGCTGGCGACAGATTAATAGCTGGTACAGAGATTAATGCCCCTCGCATAGTTGGCGGTGATGTTATAGGTAGTAAGGTTGCCACAGCGGAAGGTACAACCTCACGCACTGAGATTGAAGATGATGGAACATATATGATATGGACAGGAAGTGGCACCAAGACCGATAGCAATGCGACATTCTTTGTAAAAAAAGATGGTACTGGTTTTGTTAGTGGTAGTTTTTTTGCTGGACAAATAATTGAGACTAAATTCAATCAAGGTACTGATAGTGTATCCGTGATTCATAATAGTGCAGGCAACCAAGTTGAGATTACTATTAGTAGTAACGGTAGTGGTACTGTTATAGCCAATAACTCACCATCACCTGTCGGGGCAAGCACGTATACACTACCTTACACGGTAAAAAGAGGCTCGACTACTTTAGAGGCTGGTAATGTAATTGTCACTAGGGTTGTCGAGTATGATGCGCCAGAGGGCGAGTACACAACAAGGGACTATTATAACTTTAGCACAACGGTAGTTGATAATGGTACAGCTAGCGCGGCTTACACGTATAGTGTTGTTATAGGGACTATACCTTTAAGTACGGCAACGGAAAAAACTAGCATAAGAAGTTATGAGGATTTACTTACATCTTAACCAATATTGTGCTATAACAGTATTTCAATAATATATTCAGGAGATTAAAGTATGAAAAATTTATCGTTAGCTGTTATTTTTTCCTCAGCAATACTGACTGGATGCCAATCCACCTTTATAGAAAAAGAGTTTAACAAAGAGGATCAGTGACAAAAGGTTAAAGTTATTAGGACGGAGGCGAGTCAATTTTCAAGAAAAGAAGGCTTTAAAAGGAAAGGTAAAGCAGGGGAAGCTAAATACTATTTAAATGACCCAGAAAATGAGTGTAGGCTAAACATAATGTCTAAAGGTAAAATAAATCTGGATGGTAAATATGCACTAACATTGGGCCATGAACTTATGCACTGCCTTTATGGTGATTATCACAAGTAAACAAATGCACAAGGAAGTGTATACTTTAACTAAACAAAGAGGAGAACAAATTTATGTGGTATACAGCTACATCAGCATCAGTCACAAATGGCTCAGATGTTGTAACAATAACAACTGGAGATGATATTTCCATTGTTCAAGAAAAATCAGGATTGGTCTTTGAGGACTCTAGTCCTGTTGAAGTACTAAAGGCATATATAGATACAGGGAGCAATAAGGTAATACAGCTAGCAAAGCCATGGCCTTACTCGACAAAAACAAACCAACCACTAGTAGCCTACCCTACAGATGCAAGTTTTGCAGAAGCTACAGCAGAGTTAAGACGTGTTATAGATACATTATCAGTTGCTAGCACAGTTGAAGCGCAAGAAGGTGCTGATGACGAAAAGATAATGACACCTTTGAAAACTAAGCAAGCTATTGACTTTAACACAGGCACAGCGGCTAGCAAGAATATTGTAACAAGCACTACAGATACAACAGCAGGAAGGTTGCTTACTGTTGGGTATGGTGGCTGGGGTTCAGAAAATGCAGGGCCAAGCGTAGGCGTTGATTTTGGTGATGTTAGGCTTCCTATGATGGTAATTCCTGTTGAAATTTCAGAATCTACAGGAGATTTGCCAGAAAGTAGCGGCTTTGGCACCCTGCTTCCAATTGCAGGTGTTCAAAATAGCACATCACACCAATGGTACTTTTCTAGATCTTCTTCAGAGTTGAATAAGATACTGTTTAGAACAAAAAGATCAACCGCAACCCCTTATGAAGATTGGGTTGAAATGTACCACAGCGGAAACACTAATTTTAATGAATTTGGTGGTGACGGCGGTGATGATTGGATAGCTCACGGATGGACTAGGAGTTCGGTAAACTGCTACATTGTACTACCTATAAACTCAAAAACATCACCTACAAGTATTACCGTTGAGGGCACTTTTAAGATAATAAGCCGCGCTGGAAACTCTGTTATATCATCTGGTATAAGCGATATTATTATGCGACCACAGTCAAGCAATAAAGCTGTATTCTTGCAGGTAAACCCATTAGACAGTGTTCCTGTTGATGAACCAATTATACTTTCTACAGATAGCTCGGATGCAAAAATAACGGTGAACTTCTAATGCTAAAATTCATAAATGATAACGACTTTTTGCTAGTCGATAAATACAAGCAAAACGATGACGGCTCGGTAGGTTGGTCTTTTAAAGATGGTGATACAACTCATAGCGGCTTTTTACGTGAAGGTATGACGCGTGTTGATGGTGAGGATACTGTTGATATTTGGTCTAAATTTCAGACTCAATTATCAAAAGGTAAAATTACTGTCGAAGGTGATACAGACGAAGAAATTGCATCGCGTGAAATTGAGCTGTTTAAAGCTAGCCGTCAATCACAATTAGATGCAGCAATTGTCACAACATCAACAGGTAAAAACTTCGATGCTAATGAGAAAAGCATTCTACGCTTGCACAACGCTGTGACTTATATTAAAGAGCACAGTGTAGAATCAATCCCTTGGTCAACAGCGGATGTGGGAAGTGGTGTAATGGTTGAATGTACAGCAGCAGAGATGATTGAAGCTCATAAATTAGCTGTTGAGAATATGACAGATATTTGGTCTAAATAATAGGAGTATAGAATGTCTAACAATATCGTATCTAAGTATACAAAGATATATGAAGTAGGTGATATGGATCCAGCAGCTATGACTGTTGACTCTAGTCTTCCAAATATAACAATAACAACACAACCACTGAATGTTTCAGCAGGTGACACAGGACCCATAGAGAGCGATCCTAATGCACTTTTGACTAAAGAGAATGCAGTGGCTAAGGGCTTAATGACAGGCACTGTGAGCTTGGCTGCAAGTCCTCTAGGAACGTTTGAATTCTATGATCTTCCAGATGGAGAGATAGACTTAGCAGGTCCCAGCTTTATCACAACAGATATTTTAATGTCAACACTAAAACCTACATTTAATACTATCACTGGATCTACTCATATAGCAATTACAATTGTGGGGAGATCATAAGGAGATATGTATGGGTACTACTTCTAATTATGGTGTCCCTATAAGTAAAGAATCTATACAAGGGTATGCTCAGGAAATGACTGGGTGGGTTACATATTCAGATACAGATCATGATGTGGATAATCCATTCGTCATCCTTTCTGATGAGAGACTTGTAATACCTGATAATGCTCAAGAAGGGATTAGTTCACAGATCCCTCTCGAAACAGATCCTCTATATAACGGCTTAGATAATAAACTCACTCCTCATGAAAACGGAGATGCTTACTTGTTGAGGATAAGTTTTAAAAGATATACAACCTCTAACACAGGATATGGAGAAATCACACTTGATATAGGTCAAGACGAACCTATTTTAGATATCCCTGTTACATTTCCCATAGGTATAGGTGTCAATAATGCAAGGACATTTGTTGTTACAGAGTTACTGTTTTCAGGAACAGATTTCGTGACAAATGGTGGTCAATTATATTATGAAAGTGTTAGAGGGAATACATCAATATATGATATCAGATATATGATATCAAGAATACATAAAGCGAGGAAATAATGTATGTAATTCAGAAAAATTATGGAGAGGTTTTACAAAACTATACCAGTTTAAAAAGTTATATACCTTTTGATCAAGAGCCTGTTGTCAAGTCCGTTGCTAGGCTTGATGGGCTTAGTCAGTATTGGGTATTGAGCCGAGGTATAACACTATATGTCGGCGATGTGGTTACTTTTAAGATTTCGTACCTCACATCAATATCTCGCGTCGCTGAAATGATGTTTGGTGATAACGGGGTGAATAGGGCCTCTAGGGTATACATAGACTCAGTTACAGTTGATGACCCTGCGGTTGTAGTAAGAGATAACAAGCTAGAAACTCTTATAGATGGTGTTGACACTACCCAATTTTCTATGGATGGCGGAACACATACTATCGAGTTTTCTGTAGTAAAAGAGTTTTACGTGGATAGTCTGTGCGCCAACGATAACGGGGCACAGTATTTTTTAAGTGGCTCAATCCATGAGTTTGAAGTAGAGAGAGGGGGGATAATTGTAAATAACATACCACTTACAAATAAAGAGCAAGGTGCAAACCAACTTGCAACAGTAGGTGATGTCGATGCGTTCATGCCTAACTACACCGATGATGTATGGGAGAGTGTGTAATGTCAATAGCTAATCAAAAATACGCATTCGTAACGCCTGAATCTTGGCAAGAGTCACTAATATCTAGATGGCCTGACGCGCCTCTGTATGGTGGCTATCGTTTATTGGTTTTTACAAGGAAAGACTTACCAAAGCTTGAAGCAGAATACTCTGATGTTAAGTTCAAGTATCTAGATCCTGATGAAACAATTAGATCAATAAGTGACTTAGAAAAGGGTCCATTTATATGCAGCCTTACACAAACACAGGAAATAGTTAAGTACTTCAGAGAATTGGAGGAAAATACATAGAATAGGATAACGGGAGGAAAATGCCGACACCTACAGCACAACAGGCTGGTATTTCTTTTGAGGATATAAAGATGATAGTGTGGCTAGTGGGGGTAGTTTTATCTGCCCTTCTAGCTGGATGTTCTGCCGCATGGTGGTTCAATACCCAACTTTCCAAAACTAGGGAAGATTTATATACCAGAATTAATACAGTAAAGGGTGAGTTGGAGGATACTGCACAAATAGTCAGTACCAATGTTACTCATAATAAAGATGACTGTCGTGATACAAAAGAACGTGTCACACTTCTTGAAAGAGATCATCTCCATCAGCAAGAGAAGACTGATAAGATGGATGAGTCATTAAATATAATCAAGAGTGATCTATCTGCAACAAAGGATAGTGTCATTGAATTAGCCCAAAAGTCAAGAGAAGATACTCTTACAATAATGGGAGAGATACGGTCTATGGAAGGACGTAATCAACAACAACTTATGGAGGTAAAGGAGTTCCTAGTTAATGTTGTGAACCAAAATAAGAGAAGAGATGATAACTAAAGAAGAATATGAATCACTAGAACGCTCTCAGACGGTCCACAGGACGTTTAATTCACTACTCAGTGTGTTAGTATTAGTTCTTGGTTATTTCTTCATACAGGCCGAATTAAAGCCCATATATGAAGACTTATCAGGTATAACTGAGCAGCGTATAGAGAAAGAAGAGACTTCACAGATATTCAATGATGAAAGTTTAAGGCTTTGCCAGTACAAAGATTCCTTGGGAAACGCTACAATCGGTGTAGGTCATCTAGTCTTAGAAAGAGATAACTTACCACAATGTATCACATCCCATCAGGCAATTGAGCTTTTGATGAAGGATTACAGATATGCTAAGGAGAATGTTGAAAAGCGTTATCCGTGGGCAGAGGGTGAAGGTAAGTTAATACTTGTTAATATGACCTTCCAGTTAGGAGAAAACAGGTTAGCTAAGTTTCAGCAGACACTTCTTCATCTAAAGAATAAGGAATATCAATTAGCAGCAGGTGAAGTATTAGACTCTGCACTTTACAAACAAACACCTAAGCGTATAGAACGACACGCTGCAAGGATACTGTCATTAAGTAAGACGTAAGGAGGTGTAATGTGTTTAAACCTATCCTGTTAGCCCTTACAGCTCTCCTGATGGTATCTTGTGCCTCTCTTAATCCTTTAGATATTCTCAGCCCAGATAAGCCTAGTTTAGAGGTTAATGCCCAAATCGGCAAGACTAATGAGCAGGAGAAGAACAATATCAAGGTTGAGGAAGGCAAGACTGAGGTCAAGCAGGAAGCTGATTCAATAACAAATGATACTAACTATACAGCAGATAAGATTGAGAATATAACCCAAGGGATGTCTAAACTAGAGTTGTTATTATTTGCACTCTTAGCAGGATGGGCAATACCTACTCCAGCGAAGACATTTGAATTTGTTAAGAGAGTTGTATCGGATACTATAAATATATTAATTGTAACACCAGTCAAAGGGTTTGCAGGTTTTATATTAAAAGTGCTAGGAAGAAAGTAATAATATATGCCCAACCGTAATTGGTTGGGCTATTTTTCGAAAATCACTTCTTAAGGTCTTTCTTGTAGAACAAATGATTGTCAATAGTCACCACAACATTATCTTCACTCGCCCACACAGGACTTACCTTCTTACTGTGATAGAATAAACTACCCTCTGTAATATCCACATAGTGATAATCTTCATCTTTAATCCCCAGCAAGTATACACTAATATGTAAGACCTTCAACCAAGAATCTCTATCATATACTTTATCAGACTTACCATCTTTGTGCCAACTGAATTGCCAAGGTTGATATACAACATCAACTATTCCATCAGGAAACCTTCCTGAATCAGACCTGTTAAGCGTCACAAACCCTACAGATAAGGCACCAGACTGTGACTCTCCACGAGCCTCCCAATATATGTTACAAGCAAGTGCTGTCAAAGGTGTCTGTCTGTCTTTGTAATCGCAATCATGTATGTACTTTGTAGAGTCACCAGCATTACATGTCATAGATAGTCCTAGAAGTAATGCTGCTAGACTGTAATCGATTATCTTCCTTAAGTTGAGCAAACGTACCTCCTTAAAATAAAAGCCCTTAGAACGTGTCTGAGGGCTTCTGTGTATCATCGGTGAACAACATCACCTATTTTTAATTTCAATGCAGCTTCTTTGGTCAGGAACATTTCATCTGTCATACCTGTGATTCGGTAATTATCAGCTTTCTGAACCTTAATCAATCTCCACCACATATCATGTTCTTTAAAAGGCTTAGTAATAATCTCAATCACCTTATAAGCCCGTCTATCCTCAGGAGGTTTGTAAGCTATGGGGTCAACAACTTTACGCTGCTTAGCTGTACGTACATTCTCTGCATTGGCAGGAATTACATAGCCCTTCTTAAAACCTCTTTTACTTGTTACGCCCATCATACTTCTCCAAAATGTCTTTAAACTTCTCGCAAAGAACTCTATGTTTAGAATCAAATAGACAGGAAGTGTTTTCTCCTAGATGAAGAGTATATATCGAAATCAGATCATCTAAAAGATCATCCCATTCTTCTACAGCATCTTCTATAAATCTTTCAACACTTAAGTCAGGAAACCCATCTAAAGTTGTTTCTGCAAGTATTCTCAGTTTTTCATGACTCATAACAAATATCTTTCTTATCAACCTGTTTATATTTTAAAACGAAAACTTCACCACTGTCCATATCAAACGCTGAGGTCAAAGTACCTTCTCCTCCTTCATCTTTCAAACTGGTAATGTATAAACGTCTTCCTACTAAATCTGTTAGTTCAAATGTCTGAACTTTTGATAAACTAAACATAATAATCCTCCTACTTAATAGTTAAATCTGTCTCAGCAACTCGTGACACAATGAATTGCAAATCAGACTTGTTAGCTTGCTTAATAAACTCAGCATATGTAGTCTTGTCTAAAGCTTCGCTGTTGTCAATAAGAATTAATCCTAAATCACCTGCTGACAGCTTAGCAAGTTCGATTGCCAATTTAACACGGCTTGCTGTATTGAGTGTTTCAAATGGTACACCATCTAACGTCAGAATGCTATCTTTAATCTCTAAACCTTCTATAGGAAGATTAGAACACAAGTCTTGCTTATAGTTCTGTAAGCTCTCTAGTGCACCTGTAAAGCCATCAGACTGTTTCTGATACTCTTTCACCTTAGCTTTCCAATCGTTCACCTGACGCTGTGTGTTTGCGTATATGCCTAGTTCTGACAACTCTTTAGACAACTGCTGATTACGTTCTTGTAAATCATCAGCCTTGGCTAGTTCAGCTTCAACAGCAGCCTCAGCTTTCGTGTCACGCTCTGTAGAGAGACTTCGTAAGTCACCCTGTAGGCTAGCCTTGTTTTCTTTTAAATCATCAATCTGTTCGAGGAGCTTTTGAATATCAGCCTCTACAGCTAACACTTCATCCTCTTTAGCAAGTAATCGCTCTGAATACTCTTGACGAACATTACGACCTACTTTACGAGATGCAGATTTAATATTCTCCATAGCTTCATTGTTTTGTGCAATTTCATCTTCAATCTCAGAAGTGCTAGGAATTACCTCGGGCAATGTAGCTTGTAATTGCTCATAAGTTGTCTTGGCTGTTTTAAGATCACGATTGATACCTGTACGCTCAGTGAAGATTTCTTTAGTAGCTTGATCAAGAATCGTCAGTGCATGTTCATCTGTATCCCAAGTTTTACCTGTGTATTCTTCCATTAGCTTATTATCCACAGACATAGGTGTAGCTGCTAGTACAACATCAACTAACTCTTTTGGATTAGCACTCAGAAGTGAGAGAGGGTTAACACTGTTAGGATTAAATAAACCTTTAAGCAGTTTAGCTGGTGATGACAATGTACTATAGCTATCTGTGCCAGCAACCTTACCTTGCAATTTAAGCTTATCACCTTTCTCAGTATACTTACGCTCAAGCTTCATATCACCTAAGTCTAGAGTGACTTGACCTGAATCTTCACCATTGCGTAGTAAGCGGGTGTAATCTGAGATACCTAAGGCAGCTTTTACTGACTCTAGTACACTTGTCTTACCTTGACCATTTGTGCCACTAATTTCAACTACATTACCTGTAGGTGTGATTTCTAGATCCTCAATGCCTAATAAATTACTGATATTGATTTTACTTACTTTTAAATTACCCATTATTGTATCTCCTCTTCAACCAATGCTTCCAACTCTTCAAGTACCAATGACTCTAAAGGTTTTTTCAGATCCTCCAAAGAGTCAGGGTGATAGCCTATTCCAATCATATATCCAGCATTAAACATAGATCCCTCTGTTGATTTAAGAAAATCTGTATACTCTTCTAATGGTATCCCCATGTTATTATCGTCTACCATTTTGTGCATCCCTTCGATGGCTAATTTGATATATTGCTTGATATCTAGCTCTGGTAAGTTCTTCATATCCTAAATCTCCTCTGTTCGTTCATCTAAGGCTTTCTTAGCCAATGTCTTTAATTTACTAATCAACGTCTTCTTCTTAACCGTTGAGATATATTCTATATCAGGTGAGATGTTGATGTCAACCATTGCTTGATTAAATATTTCAACAAATCCATCAATATTATAGAGAGGTTCTAATCGACTCATAACTTGGTCTACATTATAACACTCACCTTTATCTGTCTCAATCATGTAAGGAAGTTTACTTGTAGTAGCCACAGGAGCTTGGAAGGAGCGCTGTACTGGATGTTCGTTACTTACCCTTATACTTTGTACTGGTTGCTGAGAAGCCTCGTCTGAGCTTGCCACAGGAGCTTCTGGTACATTACCTTGCAGAATATCCATCACCTTCTGAGTAGACAGAGGATTACGTCCGCAAATGTTCTTACCCTCTGGTGTATTGAGTAGCCATTCTACTTCGTCATTCTTGAAAAAGGACATCCACTTATTCACAGGCATATCATTTACTCCACAGATGTGAAGCATTAGCTCTCCTTGGCGTTTGATGTTTGGTGTATTCATGTTTAACAATCTCCTTAATTATAATAAACTTTAATTGCTGTACAACCGTGACTTCTGAACATTGTATTGTTCTTCTCACAATCATCTATGCAGACAATGTTACTTGGTTCTACAATCTCAGTCAAGCTTTTTATGAAACCTTCTTTCATATTTACAGGCTCAAGGTGGTTATCAGAATGACGCATAAATATCATATCAAACTTCACTCCCCATTCTTTAAGCTGCTTTTTAAGTATCTCAGCGGCTTTCTGAGAGTATGTACAAGAAGTTAATACCATTACAGCATGATCACCATAGAACTTGTTAGCTACGCTTATATTGCCCCAGAGAGGTGTGTCTGTATCTGATGCATCATTAAACTTTGTCCAAGCTGCATTTGCATTCCCTTCTGAGAAACACTTGATGCGCTCTTCTTCTGTTGGGATAAGGTGCAGACGGTCTTTAGCCTGTCTCACACAGCCATCTATGTCTAGTACCAAAGTCTTCTGATTCAGTATGTTAAGTAATGATTGTGATGATGGTGATTCTACATCATACTCTGTGCCGCTGATTGTGATTAATTTAAACATTGTTATTCTCCTTCTTAAGTCTTAAATATTTGTGTATTTCAAATCCTGTATAATTTGTTTGATGATGTGACCATTCATTTTTGAAAAGGAAAGTTCCTTTATAATAAGTGTCTGCCTCTGGAAAGATCTTATAAATATATGTCCAATATACCGTCTCCACATACTCCTCAAACAACTTATAGATCTCAGCTCCACCAATAATAAATACATCTTCTGTCTCGGCAATCTTGAGAATCTTTTTATAATCATTACATCGTAAGAAGCCTTCACAACCATTTTCATAAGGTTGGCGAGTCATTATAATATTCACCCGATTAGGCAATGGTTTTCCATTTGGTAAACTGGCTGCTGTCTTTGAGCCCATCACAACCACCTTACCATCTGTCACCTTCTTGAAGTGCTTCAAGTCCTCAGGGATGTGCATCAGTAGCTGATTGTTCTGGCCTAATTCTCCATTTAAGCCTGTTGCTAATATCATAGATAATGGCATTATTTATTCTCCTTTTTGATCTTTTCAAATTCTTCACAATACCAATTATAAATGTCATCCAAATTCAAGTAAAGTACCAGATCAGAAGCATCTTCGTCAAGTGTAATTACAACTTTAGCCACGTGTCCTGAAAAGTGTACTTGGGTAATTTCATAGTCAAAAATAAGTGTACGTTTTCTTGATAAAAGTTTCTTGAAAGAGTCTTCACGTTGGAAAACACATTCAATTAGTGTCTTAGTTGTTTTCTGCATTTGCACAAAATCATTAGGTGTAATAGTTGGTTTCATTATTCTTCTCCTTTTAAAGTCTTCTTCAATTCAGACATCATACCTGAATTTGAAATATGTGCAAGTACATTGTTAAACGTTTTCTTAATCTTCACTCCCGACTCTTTATACATCGCAGATACCCACCAGTCTAAATCAGAAATCACTTTGTCTTGCTTTTGAATGATAGACAATTGTGTGTTTAGCGTATTTGAAAGAAGACTAACAAGCATCTCTGGATTTCTAGCTAAGTATGTTTTAGCTGTAATCTTATCTGTGTATACCTCTGGAAGAAGTGGAAGTATTGCTTTTAAATCTACAGTTCCTAATCTTTCTCCGAACAAGTTAGATTTCACAGGATTATCATACCCATTCTCAGAAGAAAGAAGTAGAGACAGTGTAACCTTTTCTCCTGATGTAAGTCGCAAGGCAGAGATACATATGGTACAAAGTTCACCTTCAAGTCTCTTAGAAGACGCTGTGATGCTGATTTTAACAGAGCAGTCACTCCCACTTGTTGATGTAGCCTTAGAGAGGATATTACATCTTTTGTTAAACTCTAAGTTAAAAGTTTCGAGATCATATTTTGATTGATACATAGTTAAATTACTCTTTGTTCGTTGTTGGTGAGGTGATTATGAGGGAAGGTGATGAGGTTGTCAACACCTTATTTGGAATTAATTTATAGGTATTTCCAATCTGGGAAATTTTTAGATTTACACCTATGTGTCACAGTCCCTTTTGAAACTTGGTAATATTTTGGCAACTTCTACCATGTTCTTGAATACTTTACCTTCAATCGAGACACCTACCCAACAGCTCTTGTTCTCCTTCCCCGTATGAGCTCTCCTCAATTTTTCTTTAGTCTCCTCTGAATGAGATTTTCCAAAGAAAGCGTTCCTCTCTCCCTACCTGCTACTTACATGGCAGTTGAAGCATAAAGAAGATGTTTTCTTCTTATCCTCACCACATTCGCATTTGTCCCATATCAGATTGTAATCTGTAGCAATACCACCTTTCCAGTTAGGGTTATAACTTCCCCTAAAATCAACATTTCTCCAAGGATCCTCTTCTCCCTCTAAACTGTGTAATCTTTTCATAGTGTCTGATATTCTTGTTTTAATCTCCTCTTTGAGTGGGTGGTTTGTAAAATTATCACCACCTACTGCGGATCTCCCTATATTGTAAAGAGTCCCCTCTGTAGCATGGTCTAGTACCATTTGCTCATGCTCTTTGTATAAAGGACCACTATATGTTACTTGTATCTCAAAATCTGCTTCACAACAATTGTTGTAGTCTGCTTGAAGATTCATGTTATGATGGGTATTCATTTTCAGATAGTATTTATGCTCTGACCATCTTTTATCAACATTTGTTGTTGATCCTACATATCCCCTACCTGTTCTTTTGTTAATTATTTTGTAAGTGTAACCTACCATCATGCCACCATCTCAAACAAGATCTTGCCCTGATGCTTATAGTTAGAGATTGTAAAGTAGTCTCTTGCATGATTAGGTAGTAAAAGATCATCAAAGGTTTTAACCCAATCAGAGATTTCTATATTAGCTATTACTTTATCAGGCAATCTAGATAGTTGTTCTCTCACAGCCGCTACATGTGAACCATAGATATGAACATTCACCATATTATGTTTAACCTTCCCAGCTTTAAGACCTGTGATATGAGAGAAAAACTTAAGTAATAAATAACACTGTAGACTATTAAAATTAAGACCACATCCATAATCGACGGAGCGTTGATTACTCTCCAGATGAAGTGTGTCGCCTATAATTGTAAATGTGTGACGATACATACAAGATCTTAGTGCCGCTTTGCTAAACAATTCAGGTTTCCAAAAGTCAATAACAAGTCCACGATCGTCACAGTGGTTATTTAGTTTATTAAATAATTCAGGAAGTTCACTAGGATGAAGACCTGCTCCGTAAACAGCACCTAAATGGTTTTCACCAAGACGATGTGGATTGTTAAGCCAAGCCTCTGTCTCATTGGCATTCCCATACCAAGTCTTAGACCCAATATTATCAAACTGATCTGCCCACTCATATCTTCTTAAATATCCCAGCATCTCAGCCCAAGCACTTACTGGAAAAGATTGCTTGGTGGTTAACAAAGGAGGAGGATTGTTGCCTACATCATAATAAAACGTGTGTTCTGGGATTGTAATGCAAGTTTCTCCTGTTCTTTTGTTTAAAATGGGTGTCCCTTCTTTTAAGATCTTCTCACCAAGATCCAAATACTGCTCTTCATAACTTTTCAAATCACTTCTCCTCTGAAATAAGATAATTGATATAACTTACACATTCCGACACACATCCTCCTTTGGAAGGATCCCCTACTGAATGCTTTAAGTCACCATCATGAAAAATATCACCGTAGAAGTTCTCACTCCCTTGAGACACTTCAATGACATATCCTTTATAAATTATAATATCATCTAACATTTCACTTCTCCTCAATTTTCTTAAATAATTGACACATCATATCATAACTCAAATCAGCTTTCACCGAGAAAGTATCTAAAGCTTCTGACATGATAACTGTAGTGCAAATAAGATTACTCAAATCAACCTTAGCCGTCTTATCTTTAATCCATAATGCACGTTCTCTTACATCTTCAGGAAGTGGTCGTTTAGTTACTTCACACTTCTTACGAGTAAGGGTACGTTTAAATTCTGAGAATGTCAACTCCATGTTTACTTTTAAGTCTACAAGAAGTTGCTTACCAAACTTAGAATACATTTCAGCAAGATATACTTCCTCTAGCTTTTCCTGCAATTCTCTGTGAGCCTGAGCTGCTTTCATGTTCTCTTGGTGCAATGTATCACCTAAAGAAAGATACGGCTTCTGAGCCTCTCTGAGAGCCTCTGTGTTGGACAACAATTTACCTATTCGAGCAATCACAGAACGGTAAGCAAGGTCTGCATCTTCAATGTTGTGACCTAACTGGAAATAGTTATTCTTGAGCATGTTCGCTGTGCTATTGGTCCAAACGCAGTTACTGAGTGAATAACCTTTAGAGTCATCTAGACGCTCAATGGTGGGTCGGTTGTCCCACAGTTGCCCTTTCTTTGGTGCATCATACTCAAACTGCTTATTAGAATAGAAACAGTTTACAGACTCTTTGAGCTTGTAGAATCGGTAATACTCTTCTAATGTGAAGTCGAAACTAATAGCTCGTGGGATACAAGAGGCTTTCTTGTTCTCATACTGATCCACGATATATTTAGGAATATCTGTCATATCATTTAGCTCCTTTCATCTCTTTAGTCCAATCCACAACACATACGTTGTACCATGCATTCTTAAATGATTTGATTGCGTCTTCTTGATCATTGTTGAAGAATGAAGACTCAACACGCTTTGTTCGAAAAGATGCTAATAACATAGGACGAATGATAGGAGCTTTACGAAGAATATCTGTAACAGCTTCATGTCCCATGTCATTTGTCTTGTGACGTAAGATTGCGGCTCTCTCAGCGAAACGTGCTTCCATAATACATAGCTTGTGAATCTTTTCTTTAGTATCCTCTGAGATTGCTAAGGCATGTGTAGATGCTAAAAGTGCTGCTGTCAATATAATTGATTTAATCATTGTTTAATCTCCTAGTTAGTTAATGATTCGATAGTATACACCTTTTGCAGAGATTGCAACACTTTTATTGAATTAATTAAATTATCATAATCCTCAGGAGAATTGATTACATATTCTGAATCTTCCCAAAGGAAGACTACACCCTCTTTATGGATGCACAGAGAGCCGTCAACAGTTTTACAATCATCAATAAGGTGTTGGTATGGCAATTGTGATTCAGACTGTTCTGGTAAGGCTGCGGAACTCTCAGAGGGAGATTCATTTGTAACCTCTTTGAAGAATTTGAATTCATAAGGAGAGATAAGTCCTAGGTCTGAGATATTCTCGTTTATTAGCATACCATTATGATTGATCTCTCCAATGAAGAATTCACAACCTACATCCTCTAGGATTGAACTGTTACAGGCATGGCTACTGAGATAGCCTTCTTTGTCAATAAGTTTAAATGTACGTAGTTGTGAATCGTTGTTAGTTGTGGTCATAGTTGTTCTCCTATCTAGTAGTGACAGTATTTCCTGCCGATATGAGAATATTAATATAAGAAGATTATGGTGTCAATAGTTAATTTGATAATTCACAGGATATTGTGAAAATAGTTGGAAATGGCAGATTATTGGAAAGTTTTCATAGTGGATTGTGAAAAGGCACAGAGGGGGGCTTGCTGTGCCTTGAAGTATTAGTTAAAGAAGTTAAGTATTCTATTCAAGCCCTCAACTGTATTTGTATTGTACACAGGTATATCATTATCCAGTGCAAGCTTCATTGCTGTCCTAGTGCCACCCTTCACCAGTGGATTTTGATTACTTTCAGGAACTCCCCAGAGAACTACAAAATCACTAGGGGAATTAAGATCCTTTCCTAAGATTTGATAAGGATTTCTACCATGCAACAATTTAGCTGCATCAGAACACTTGTCCGAAGCAGGGTGAAGGTTTTCTGCTAGAGCTAATCCATCTTCTCTATTATCAAAGTCCTCAACACAGAGTATGCCATACCTATTCTTGTTCTTACCACTAAAACCCTGCCAAGGTATATATACCTCTTGCAAGTCCTCTACCAAAGTGCGAGGTGATCCAGCCTCTCTTATGAACCTTTTAACACCCTCTTCAAGACAAGCATCTGCGCCTCTGGCTGCACCTGAGCGGCCTTTGAAACCTTTACTGGCAGCTTTGTATGCAAATTCAATAAGAACCTTCTGGGCGCTCACTGGAGTGCTTCTGCTACCTATCATTGTATAGATCATGCTAAGCTCTCCCGTGATTAATATGGAAACCATATAATCTTTCTGCATCTTTCCTCGCGGAAACAGCTTCTTCTATTGTACAAAACTCACCTAAGTGTATGCTCTTATAGTCTACCGTGATAGTTGCTCTGAACTTCTCACCTGATCTGCACACACCTATGTATCCTGTTTTATTATTCTTAGATACTCTTGTGTTTCTATTGTTCTCAGTTGAAGTAGCTATTCTCAGGTTAACTCTTCTATTGTCCAATGGATCACCATTTATATGATCAACTATTTCACCTTCTTTAGGTGAGAGAATCAATCTATGTAACAAAGACATCTTTCCTCCACCTGTCCTGCTTGCAACATATCCCATATTGGTCTTGTGCCAGAAAAATGGAAACACGTATTTGTAATAATCAGTCTTGTCTACTTTGATTTCAAAATAGTTTTCTTCTGAGGAATTAAATATCTTAATAACAAGGTGTTCTCCAGACCCTTCTGAGATTTCTCTTACCTGACATCCGCAGACATTCTTTCCTTGGGAAATATCTGTAGCCTTCAGTTCTAAGAAAGATCCGCAATTCTTACAAACACAGTCATAGTATCTTTTACTTTTATAACTGTAGAGATATTTACCTACAATGACCCTCTCTTGCTCTGTGTTCGCTATGTTTGTATAGCAATAGCAACTTCCTTTATATCTATTCACTTCTGCCGAGATCATAGTCTTTTCTTTCTCTCTTCCGCAAGGACATAATACATTCCAAGCAATTTTGCCTTTCCTGTTTTCTGCCCTACTTATAACCATTAACCCGTTTACTTCTTTCCCTGTTAAGTCTTCACACTGCATACTTCCTCTCCTCTTGAATAAAGGCCCTAGTCATGAAGAGCAGGGTCTTGGAATATTGAACTTATTTCTTATAATACCTACTTTTGAGATAGGCAAGATCTACAAACATAGGATTGAAGCTGCCATTCTTCACATTGTGTTGGACAACAATTCCTCTCCAGTGATGGTTGCCCTGATAGCCTTTATACCCCTCATCATGCTCATAGTATGCACCTGCAATTATTGCCCACTGCTGAGTCCCTGATGCGGGAAGAAATCTTGTTGCCACATCCAGTGTTTGCTTGTGTCCCATGCAGAAACTCTCTCCTACATTTTTAAGCACATTCATAGCCATACCACCATACGGCTTCCCTGACATAGGGTTTGCCATAAAGTGGCAATAACTCACACCGTTAACAACTACAGGCTTCAAGAAGTCGTATACTTCCCACCCCATGTCTTTGTATCTTAAGTTGTCATAGCTAAGAAACCCTTCTAGCTCTGGATTATCATTAACATGACGCATAATCCGTTCTTCGTGATTTCCTAGTGTTATCAGCATCTTAGGCTTATATTGTACTTTGCCCGTTTCCTCTCGCTGCTTATCTTGTAACTCCTTCAAAGGACGTAAAAGACGGTTCATGCCTTCTATAGATGCCTCTATATCCTTTTGTACACGTTTGCCCTCTGCTTTGCCTTTACCTTTGTCATAGGAAGATAGACTAGGCATGTCTGCATGATCACCTATATGGATGATGACTTCTGGACGCTTGTCTATAATATAATCACCTAACCATTCAAGATATGACATATCTATATCAGGTTTACACTGAGTATCTGGTATCATAAGATGAGTGACATCCTCTCCTACCTCTGTGACAGTTTCTATATTGTACACATCCTTTTTAATATCAAATATATTTTTTAAGGTAGATTTGACAACCACAGACTTAGTAACCTTTACCACACACCCTTCTTCCTCACCCAAGTCAATAATACCCTTGCGAATATAATATCGAATAGTACTCTCCCGACTCTCCTTACCAAGCACCTCACGAGCAGCACCACGAACTGTGCCACCATTACGTAAGTGTTCTTCAATCTTAACAATCTGCTCTTCAGTTAATTTAATCTTCTTGCTCAAAATGTTCTCCTTAGTTGTTATTATTTTACTTTTATAAACCGATCTTTTACCTGAGCCTTGGAATAAATGTTTCCACCAATAATGAAGTCATATTCATTAAAAGCGTACTTTATCACTTTATATTCCTTTTTAGAAGCATCAAGTTTATTAATAACAATATCACCAACACTGATACCACCTTCAAACTTTTTGATCTTCTCATCCAACTCATCACGCTGCTCCTTAAGTAAATCTAGTTCAGACTTTAATTTGCGGTAGCAATACTCATCATAGAAATATAGAACCCCTGTTTTTACCATCTCAGTATTATGCCAAGATGTGTTAGAAAATATCTCAACCTCACCACCATCCAGCACATGTTCAACTAGTTCTACTTGTTCAGCACGAGACAGTTCACCAAACTTCTTATATTCTTCACTCATCAATCTTCTCCTTTTCCGTTACCTTCTTTGACTAACTCATACAGTTTACATTCTAATTCTATGTGTGACATCAGTAATGCGTGCAGAAAGCCATTACCTGTCTCATTCTTCCAAAGTTCTCCATGTCTAAATATCTCTATATTTCCATTATCATAAAGTACTTCATATTTACCATTTTCTAGTGGCAGTGTAAACTTCATCAATCTTCCTCCTCCTCATTAAAAGATAATAGAAATATTAGTAGCCATATGACTAATGTAAAGTATACAGCACTCATTGTATTTCTCCTACTTATTAAATATAAATTTATCAGTTCTGCCCTTGTCTAATACATATTCAAGCAGTCCTTCTTCTAAGTTGTGACCATTAAAGCATACTCCTTTTACGAGTGCAAGTCTTTTCTCAAAATCAGGATCAACCTTCTTGGGCTTAGGCTTGCAATCATGATCAGCTAGGTGATACTTTCCATTAGTTTTCTCCCACTTTACAAAGTCTCCACATTCACGACAGTTTGGCATAAAACAATCTCCTAAGTTTTGTTACGCACTCTTCACAGACTACCTGTAGTGAGCACACAGCAACGATAATGAAAAAGATGACACATAGTACCAGTGCAGCTAGAAAGAAGCTTACAGTTGCACACAGGGCTTTTAAAGGGTGCATATCACACCGCCTCCCAATCATATATATTCTTAATCTTCTTAGCCACAAAGCTTCCCATTGAATCAGCACCTTTCAATTCATCAATTACATCTACTGGTACACTTGCATAGCAATACACTTTATCATTATATTTAAACTCAATCATCAATTCTTCCATTTCATGATTATACATGATGGTTTTAATATTGCTAGAGTTTGCTGTGATGTGTTCAATATTTGGATTAGTCATTTAGTGAGCCCTCTTTTGTACGAATAAGATAGAGTTCGTCTTCTCCATATACACTTCTGAATCTTCCATAGTCATACCATATGCCATCCAGCTCTACAAACAGTGTTTCACTATACATATGATCTTCTAAATTAGTCACCAGATAAGCACCTCTTGTGAATTCCTCATCAGTAGAGTTAACTATTTCTACCTTATCACCTTCTTTCATTTTAAGCTGCTTCCAGTTCTCTTTCGTGATACGCTCTCTTGCCTCCACAGCAGGACTGTAATCAACTTTCTTCAACTTAGGCTGTGATAGCTTAGGTATTGTGGTTAAACGTGACAGAGCTACTGTGTGAGCCTCTAAAATAGATTCTGCATGATGTAATTGCTTCTTCAGTTTTGCAACTACTTCTTTATCCTGCTCAATTGTTTCTAATAAGTTGTATACTTGTTTCATAGTTTATTCTCCTAATTTAGCAACCACTTGTTGAGCTTTTTCTGGTGTCAGTTTAAATGTAATCCCATTACTAATACATAGTCCTAGAAATTCATCTGCCTTCATCTGATCTAGTCTTGTTAGAATAGTTTTCTCACATCCTCCAACCATTGCCAGTAGTCCTGCTAGATTAGCTATTTCCCATTCAGCTTTTGAAGTCTCCTCTGAAGGATATCTCTTTTCAATTATTGACATAATACTTAACATACTTATTCTCCTAATTTATAACACTGATTTAATCTCTTTTCAGATAGATACTCGATCAATACATCTCGGCCTATCACGTAGCCTTCTTTAGTTGTCTTCAACTTAGTACGGTAATGATCGTTGTTCAACCCTCTCCAGTACAAGCACATATCATACATCTGACCTGTCACCTTTGTCAATGTATCTTTGATAAAGATGTAAGTAGTGATATCTTTATTAACACGTTCATACTTAATTTTAAGGTGACGGCTTAAAGAGATAGGCTTAGTTGTTGCACCTAACAAGCTCTGATCAAACCCAGACTTATTTGTACACCACCTGTAACCTTGCATGTTATCTGGAACAATTGTACAATCTTTTAAATCAAATGAACCTATATTAGTAAAGTAATAGCCTCTTTTAATATCCTTGGGAGTTAACACATGGTAAGAGTTTTGCAATACACGCGGCCTATTGGCTCGATTTTGATACTTGGAAAGAAGTACATCCTCTTTCAATTTTACTATTTGTCCTACTAGGAAATTGTTCATAGTTTTCTCCTTAACTTAATTCAATACGCTCTAACAGGTCTTCATATTTCTCAACCATATCTGGATTGCAATTCTCTTCTTTCAGTTTTTTAATGAAGTACTCAAGTGCTGCCTCTATTTTAAACTTTTCATAGTAATCAAACTCCATAATACTCTCCTCAATAATTAATTTCACATCCAATATAATTTAATTGTGATTTTCTGTCAACAACAAAATCACCTAATCTGGATCTGCCCACAAATCACACCCTAGGGTACATAAAAATTTGCCAGAGCGATCTTAGTAAAACTCAAAATCTCAATTCATTTTCAGTTTCCAGAATCAGTAAAATTCTGACTTAAATGAGAATCATTCTCATTACGCTGGAATGCTAATGCGATTAGCTATCATTTAGATTTAACTTTGTAAACGAGAATAGTTTAGCTTTGTAAATGAGAATTAATCTTGTTTACTGGCGATCGCCCACCCTTCATTCCTCCTGAAAATGATTAAATCATTTGGACGTTAAAGGGAAGCGCTGCCCGTGTGGTTTGGGAGACTTTCAGCTTTAAGCTGATATAACCAAGTATATAGATCTTGTCGAATAGTGCAAGCGGTTTATACAATTTATTTGTAATTAATTTAAATCAAATATAACAAGCTGTAAGCGGCTGTAACGGGCCTTAGTTAGATAGATAGGTCATTGCATTAGATTATTATTAAAAGGCTCAGGATCGGTTACAGGACGCTTGATTAGGTTATTGATAATCATTTACATTAACAGAATATCGCCCACTCTCTATTGATTCCAAGAGCTTTAAACTTAAGTTTGCGTTATCTGCCGAGCCGCCTTCTAACCTGTTATCTGTTACGAACTATAAGCCCTTACACTTTAAATTGCAAGGGCTTTTGTTGATTAATTTAATATTGACCTGTAGGTAAATAATCACTATTAACCAACCTTGTTAAAACTGCCTCTGCATTAGGTAAAACTTTAATACCTTCTACACCAATCGATTCTAAAAGCTTTACATCATTATAACCCGCTACAGGTGATGCATACTTAAAACTACTTTTCATAATAAACATAATCTTTACCCTTTTAAATAATATTCTCTGTTTGTGTACCGCTATTATATAAACAAACGTTTTACCCTGTCAACAAAGATCACCAATATTATTAAAAATAATTCTTTAATAAAATTGTTTTCAATAGTTTAAAAATAGTGTACCTTTATACGTATTGAAACAACTTAAACAAAGGCTTTATATTATGAAACAGATTAATCCAACTTATGATCAGGTGTCTTATATTATAGACAGGTTTAACCTCGCACAATGCTACAACGGTGCAAACAGTGAACATTACCAAAACTATGATCACTGTTACTTTTACACCTGTTCACGTTCGCCACAGGGCCACATGGTTACGCATGTATGTGATAATTTAGCAAATGTTATCAAACAGGATAAATTAATTTCACATTTAATTAAATAAAAGCTTGCGTTTAAATTATAACACTGTATATTAGTATTCATCGGCTCACAGGGAGCCACTATTTAAAGGGGTTTTATTATGAAAAAGATAGACAACGTTTGGCATATATGCCGTGATGGTTGGGTTTTTGAAGTTGCAACACAATCAGAAATAGTTGAACATGTGTTTAACGGGTTAACTTTACAAGAGTTTGAAAAGAGTTTTAAATAAACACTTGCAATTATAATCTACTTGGATTAAAATTTAATAACTGGCTGGCAACGGGTTAGCCACTTTTAAGAATAAGGTTTTATTATGCAAACTTTCGAAGATGTTAACGGCGTTGTGGTTGGTGGTTTTTCTTGTAAAGTCTGCTTGATTGATCCTAACGGGAGTATAGTTAACTATAAAATAGTACCTGACAGTGCAGACTTTAAGTCTATAGCCGATGATATGAAATTTAAAATTTTATCAGAAAAGCTCGGTAATGGCCAGCTACTGAGGGATCGCCCTGACTTAATCAGATCTTTACACGGGACAGGTAACTGGGAATTAAAGATTATATCTTTAAAATAAACACCAAAAAAGCGGTTGACAGCTCCCAACGTTAACCGCTACAATTAACACTCAATCAAAAATTATATTATTAAAAGGTATTACATTATGAATACATTAAAATTCTCTACCCGCCAACAGATGCGAACTTTTGTTAAACGTGTTAACCTATGCACAGGTAAAAAGCTTTTCAAGTCTACAAGCGGGAAAGATGGTTGCGGATCTTGGTTAGCTCACAAGGTTATTAAAACAAACACATTGCAAGCTCCTTCAAAACCTGCTAAAGTTCAATCACTAGCTTTTAATGTTCACGGCTCGGCTATAGTAGTGACTCACAAGCGTTCTATAGCGGCTAGAGTGGCAGTAATCGCTTAACTAATACAATGACAGCCTTGTGACGTTTAAACAGCTCACAGGGCTACACAATAACGATTTAAAAGGATGGATTGAAATGGGTAGAGTATCACCAATGAAACGAACAAAAAACACAGCTAAAACGGTACGAATTGATCGCAAACGTACACGCAAGGGCCAAGATCTAGCAATGCAAGCAGATAGGGCGAATAAACGGGCAGATCAATTTGTAGAGTTTGAAAAAGAAAACGATTAATTCAAAATAAAGTGTTGACAGCGTAAACTGTATAAAGTAGAATTACCTTATTGAAACAAAACGCCACTAACGGCAAATTACATTTTAAAAGAGATATTATTATGACTACATTATCAGAAATTCGCAAAACTATCATCATTAACAATGATCACCTAATTAACGCCAAGGCTGCAATCAAATCTATGACTAATGATCCTCTGTCACACTTCGAAGATGTTATTACAAGTGATTATGAGGCAATGCTAAATGGACATTACGAGGATCATCTAGACGATATAGAATTTCTATGTGGTGAATTTCTATGTGGTGAATATGCATCGGACTTAATGCAAAAGCATGATCCTGTTATGTTTCGTTGCGGTTTAAATGATTTTGCTGATAGTTTTGATATTATGAATTTAGACGAATATATTGATCTAGAATCTGAGGTCGAAGAGTTAGAAAAAGAAATAGCTGGACTTACGGAAGAGTTAGAAGAGTTAGAGAATAACTTAAATTAAAGCTTGCTTTGTTGGTGTGTTTAGTTATATACTGAGCACATCTTAACAAGGCCGCTAAAGCGGTTTTTATTATTAACAGGCAATTATGCCACCATTTAAAAAGAGTGAATATTATGAAAACTTTAAAATCTGTATCTTATGAAAACGTTGAAAACTTAAACACTGATTTTAACTACCATCAAGCGGTGTTATCTTTAACTGATAGCGTTATCTATGCAATTAATGAAGCTCTAGATTGTGATCAAATCAGTTTTGATAGGGATGAAATAGAAGATCTGGCAAATGATAGCCTATTACATGAAATAGTGGACGGTAGTCAATACGCAATTTATTATCATTATCATTTAGATATACTTAAACACTCTACCAATTCAGATTATGCTATTGATCATGGCATCCTTTGCGGTGACAGTTTAGCCGATATTATTAAAAATGATGGTTTAAACGGTTTACATCAAGCATTAGCTTTTTATGCAATGTATGCAGACGTACAAGAACAATTAAGCGAACACTTAGATCAGACAGATTTTGATTGTGATGAAGAATAAATAACCCCCCTTTTGTGGCGGTGAACTATCCGCCTTTTATTTTCACTAGCACAGGCCGCAATCTATGAGTAAACAAACTGCATTAAAAGTATGTAAGGATCATCTGAATTATTTGGTACACTTGCAACAGCGACAGAATGATCCAAGCATCACCAAAACATTGTCAAGCGTTATTAATGATCAAATGGATGATGATCCAGAGTGGCAACAAATGCAATATTTAAGGAGTTTAAGAGATGGCAACAAATGATATTAAACTAACAGGCAAAGAATACACTATTACATTTACTGAAAATATGTATGATTACATTGTAGAACATAGCTTACTTGAAACTATCAAGACAGAACTTTATACAAACTTTGATGGTATTGATGCAGTTTTGGAATATCACGGATCATTGATCATCGATGTAAATAATATAAACTTAAACCCTGCTACCATTTACGCTAAAGTTGTAAAGGTGATAGGTAATCACAAGCTGTCACAGCGCACCAAAACGGCTTTAATTATTCATTAGTGCAATTGCATAGATAACGATTTAAATTAATCACAGTCTATTACAGGACGTTTAAAAAGGTATTAAAATTAATTGCAATTATTTATAATAAAAGGTTGCAATACAAATCAAGCTGCATTACTATTTAATCACTGGCTAGCAAGGTGTTAGCCACGTAAACAAATTGAGGTTAAATTATGAAAGCTTACATGGTTATTTACATGGATAATTTTAAAGCCGTGCAATGTGTAATAGGTGCCGAAAATGAAGAGAATGTTAAAATTAAGGCTGATAAAGTAGGCATTCAAAATATAGTTAGTATTCAATACTTAAACGCTTATTTATTAAATTAAACACTAAAAGAGGTTGACAGCTCCCAACGTTAGCCGCTACACTACAAACAAGTTAAACAATGAGGTTTAAAATTATGATTAACTTAACAGAAGCACGCCAAGCGTTATCAAATGAGTTTGAAGAGTTAACACGACTTGAACAAAAGTTAGAGGATAACACATGCGAACACGGGCAAGGCTACCTAGTTGGTAAGATTGTAGAATGTGAAAAGATGATCCGTGAATTGGATGAAGAGATCAAGTTGTTAGAAAGTGAAGAATAATTAAAATTAATAGTTGTTTTCTTGATGTAGTTATGTAACAATGATTACATCTTAACAAAGCAATTTACAAAGCGCTGTTAGCTCAACTGGATAGAGCAAGATGTTTCTACCGTCTAGGTTATAGGTTCGAATCCTATACAGTGTACCAACTTTCAATAAACAGGTGATATTATGAAAACAGAAATTATAGTACAGACTTATGAGGCGGCACCCGATATGAGAATAACAGGGTCTAACATGTGGACAGGTAAAAAGGCACATTTTCATGTAAATGGTAAAAACCAAGGTTATAAAATTTATATGACTAATACAGGTAAATTTATTAGTTTTTATATCAAGCTGAAGGGTATTAACAACTACCTCATTAATGATGCCATGAACTTTGACAGCTCAGTGTACAGACTGGACAATTTAGTTGGTTGGTACTTTGAAAAGAGTCTTTAAATAAAAGCTTTACTTTTAAATTAATAGCCTGTAATATGCGGGTTATTCCTTAAGAGATAATATTCAAATAATAGGCCGAGATAATGACTAAACAATTTTACTCAAAACGTACTGAACAGTACATGAAAACTCAATCAACTATGCACAAGGTTGAAAATGTAATCAAAACTTGCATGTTCGCATTTATCCCTGTAAGCTTGGTTATATTAATAGTTTTAGACTGGTTACGAGTATTCAGAATTAGCTGGTTAATTGGATAATATGTACCTGTAGTAGTCCTAGGATTGATTTAAATATTTTTACTAGGGCGATTGTATAGGTAATAGATTATAAACGCTTAGAGAGGCTTAAAAAATGCTACAATTAACACATGATACACTGAAACAAACATCTACTGAGGTAGAGAAAGGGACAGATATTAGTCAGATCATAAATGGTATGTTTTCTCTAATGGATACGTCAAAAGGGATCGGACTTGCTGCGAACCAAGTTGGATTAACTATCCGAGTAATAGTTGTAAACGTGCAAGGCTTTAGAACTGAAATTATAAACCCCGTGATCACTCGTAAGGGTGGCAAGCTAAAGATCTCAAAGGAGGGCTGTCTATCATTCCCTTCAAGACAGGCCACATTAAAAAGGGATGAGATGATCACGGTTGAAGGTTTTGATCGTAATTGGCAACCAATCAAAAAGAATTGCAAAGGATTACTAAGCTATTGTGTACAACATGAAATAGATCATTTAAACGGTATTACAATTTTATAAACTAAATGCAAATTAATTGATATAGAGTGTTGACACCTTAGTCAGTGATCTATAATATAGCGGTTACTGGCTAAGCAATAACGTATTAGCAGATTAAATAAAAATAGGGGAAATATAATTATGAATGAATTAGCTTTTAACTTAGTAATTGGACTAGTAACAGTCATACTGTCAGGGTATGTATTGATCGGACTTATGCGACATTGGACCAGATCAGATAAGTTTATACTGATTAACAGGGCTGGTGTAAGCTGCTGGACTAGTTATTTATTAGGTGGTTTTCTTTTAGCACTAGTGACGTTTTTTATTATCGCTGTTTCTAGTCTTTTACGTTCAGATGGTGTACTATTCGAAGCGCTTATAGGTGTTGTAATCATCTTTGCAGCAATATACACACCCCGCTTTGTACTTGATATCAGCAGAGGCTTACGCTATAATGCAAAAACTGGTGAACTTGCCAGAATCAAAGAGCTTGAAGATAAATTAAAAGAATACTAAACAAAAATGATCTGTGAGTGTTAACGAGCAGACCATTATAACCAACTAATCACAAGGTGATAATATGAAAGAATCAACAATCTTAAAATTATGCAAACGTGCAACTAGACGTAATCCAAAATCAGTTAATATGATTTCACATTGTGGTGTCTCATTTAGAATACTAAAAACCACCCACGGCACTTACAAGGTCTATTTTGATGGTCAACAATGGAAGATTAACCAAGTAAAAGATCATTTAGTTAAATATTTATTAAGTTAAACTAATAACACAATGACAGATCATAAAAGGTCTGTCATATATCTAACCTAACAAGAGGGCAAATAAATGTACATAATAAGTGCAGGAAAATACAAAGATGATTACACAGATCTATACATAAAATACACAGATCACCATAGTATGACATCCTTAATAGAATCATCTTGGTTCAAAGATTATTATCAACACATAATAGAAGAAGGTGTGACAGGGTATAGACTGGTAGAAATAAGCCAAGGCTTTAAATTAGTAGTTCAGTACCTAGAAGGCAATTCATACTGTGAGACAGATATATGTCTTTACAGATTAAACAGACTAGACTAATAAAAGAGTAATAGACAACAACAGTCTATTACTTATTTAATATAGCAACATAGTTACACAGACAATACAACCCAGATCAACTAACACAATCAAACATACAAGCCCCATAGCCAGCCTGTAACCGATTTAAACCTATTAACCTAAGTAACCCTATTGGGTAGATAATTAAACAGCTTACAGGCTTATTGAAGAGCTTATATGATACACTAGATAATCATAGACTAATATACATATCTAATTAATCAATCAATACTTACTTATCAATCTAAAATATAGATAATACAATACATACAACAGATCATACAGATCATTATACGCATACTGTACAGATCACCATACACAACTTACATACATAGATCATCTGCATACTATACTACCTGCCATAGATCGCACTATCCAGATCAATACATAGACTAGATCAAGGGAGTTGGGAGGGGGAGAATCCCCTTCCAAACCTCAAGTAAGGTTGACATTATCAACTATATAATATGGCATACAAACAAGCATACAAATGATAGCTATTACCATTACTATTAAGATTACCATTACTATAGATCTATTAAGTGTTGACGTATGCAATATCTGTATGTATACTTCGTATGGTATGTATATTAAATATTAAGATTACTATGGTATAGTATTATAGTTCTATGCATGGAAATCTTAGAAATCTCGGATCAGCAACTAAGGGGGGAAGATATGATACTTGTTGACGGCAAAAGGAGTCCCAAATCAGGGTTAAAATATAACAGTAAGCAGGGGCTGCAATCGAGCTACACCGCAATGGAATACGGGGAATGGGACTCAATAAGAGTTGGAATAGCAGACCAGATGATCAAGAAGTATAAGGCTAGTTATCCTAAGACACAGTACAAAAGCTTGCAGGGTTTAAGATTTCTACTTATTACACTTATTAAGGTTAGAAAGCGGATAGCATTAACAAAGAATTTGCATTGCACACCTAAGACTTTAAAGAAGATGGCTGATCAACTATCGGGAATTTATCCAATACTTATAGAGGCTAGATCTGGAGTAAGTAAGCAAGTTAATAACGTTGTTGTTTTCTCATCATCCCCCACTATACAGTTAAGGATTATGGCAGAACAATTTATAAGAGAGCATTGGCAGGATCATTTGTGGAGACATAAAGGCGAAGAGTTAAATCTCAAAACTTATGATCCTGATCAGTATGAATATGACAAATTAAAAAGAGAGGGCAAAATATGAGCTATGGAGAATTTTTAAAACCAATATCTTACCGAGTTATGTTAGGTATAAAGAAATCAATGGAAGAGATTCCAGAGTTGGTCAGGAATGGAGATGAAGAGGGCATCAAGTCACGTATTGATTGGGTTGCTTATTTTATTGAGGAGTTTCTAGATCCTAGTATAGCCTTTATGGATTATATTGATAGAGATGATTGGCCTCAAACACCTGAAGAAGTGCTTGCAGAAAATGAATATTATGACAGCCTAGATGCACAAGGTATCAGGGCGGAAATAGAAGCAGAGATGTTAAACACAGATTATAACTAAGGAGTTTACAACATGATTTTTATAAAACCAAGAAGAAGCCAACAAAACTACAACAGGAATACAGGTAAGATGCAAAGACTAGCGATATTTGCCCTGTCATATGGTGGTAGCTATAAAACTGCAAGTTATGTATCAGGACTAGGACTAAGACGAGTTAAAGTGATAGCTAAACAATTAAGGAGATTCTAATTAATTTAAAATAATCTATTGACAAGGAAGTCAGAGATCTATACAATGTAACACATAGATTAATGACAAAGGATAAATATTAGATCACTGGATAGGGAACTTGGTAACCTAATTCACAAAGGCATTATAACAGACCGCTGCAATGGGCAAGTCTCAGGACCACAAGGTTTCAGGGAGATCCGATCCTTTCCAGCTTATAAGATAGGCAGCCGCCCCGTGTTGAGTTAGTCCGTTCTAGTAAGCAGATACGTAACATGGAAGTTTTAAACCGTTCTCGGTTGGTGTGCTTAAAGTGTAACAGCCCTCAACAATGTATGCAAGGGCTTATTAGATATTACTTGCTTAATAGTTCACATAGTATCATCATAGCTGGAAAGCTCAATACAGCCAGCCATATTAACGTTACTTGGATCTTACGCTTCATGGTGTCACCTTTATTGTTTTATATTCCCACGTTACTATGTTGGATTTAATAATATCAAGATCTAACAAGTATGTTAGACCTCTGTTATCAATTATGCGCCCACAAATGCCGTCACATGTAGTCACAGGATACCAACGATCTTTTGTAAAATCTTTAGCATATGAAACATCCTTTGTAAGTCTGACATATAATTGATCTGTCTCTACCTTTCTACGCTTCATAGTTCACCCTTCCCATTTTTAACTAATAGTAATATAGCTAATATTGCTACAATGTATATTAATACGCCTGCTAGTGTTCCACTCATTGTCTAATACCTCTTAATCGTTGTTGTGCTGGGCTGTAAGGCCATGTAATTACTTAAATGATACATAACCTTTAAATAGTACTTGACCCGTTCTAGCTACAGCCTCAATCTCTTTAAACATCTTATTATTAAATGAATTTCCTGTATATCTGTAATAGCTCACAGAAAGCTTTGTGACTGGCTTATCTTGATAATAGATATAACCCTTGCCTAATGGCTTTACAGTCCAACGTGGCTTGGCTGGTGGCTCATAATGACGATGTTTAAAGCCTAGTTTGTTGAACGTCTTCTTGATTGATTCTAGCATAGTTGATCCTTATTAGTTAATTGATTATTGAATGGTAGCATTGGCTGATGGATTTTACAAGCTGTTTTACAACTGGCCTTAGATCGTGACCACCCTAGATCGAAAAATCCCCAGAGCATCTATAGTAAAACTGGGAAAGTCAAACGGTTTTCAATTCTCAACTTGCTTGCTTTTATTTTCTAAATGATAATCAATATCAAATGCAAATAGTTATCATTAACTCTAGATGAGAATTGATATCAAATGCGATCTCTTCTCAACAACTACAAATGAGAATAGCCATCAATTGCAAATGAGAATAAGTCTTATCTGCTTACTTGAGAATAATTATCAATACCAATTAGCAAATGGTAGATCTAACGAGTGATAAGCCTAGCACGTTTTCAATTAATCACATAGAACGGTTTGTTATATACATATGCTTAATTATTACTACAATTCACAAGCTAAACATGCTAAGCATCTAGATGATAATGATTATCAATAACTAATTTAACTAAGCAAACAGTGTGCCAACTATTGTCCGATCTACCAGATGAAGAGATCTTTTTGTTTTAATACTAACACTAAGGTAAAACCGATCGCCTCTTAGAATCACTTACAGGACGTTTTAGCCTATGTTGACTTTGAATCAATAGTACGCTGGGCAATAATAAAATGTTGACAGGCTGATCAATATATGCATGAGGCTGGTGGATGATAACTATTATCAATTAGAAATTAATTTAAAATAAAGTGCATTTAATAGTAGATCTTCCTATCTAAGTATGAGATGATCACTCTATCGGAACGGTACAACGTTTCACAACTTACATTTTAAGGCTTACATTATGAAAACTTATCAATCAGCTAAACTGGACACTTACAAAAATAAAGATGGATCTTATACTACTTACATTTTTAACGGTAAAGATTTAAAAGCATGTAAAGAGGTTACATACAAGTTAAAACGTGATTCTGTCGCAATGGCTAAAATCTTAGTAGATAACAATGATTATAACTTTTTAAAGTTAACTAACTATTACAACTAATTTAACTTTATTTACCGAAAAGTATTGATCATCTTAGCTAGATATGAGATGATCAATACATCGAAGCAATACAGCTTAACCATTTAGGAATTAACGACAATGAAAACATTATCTGCTAAAACAATCGCATGTGTTACTAAGTTCATCAACGAATCTAACACAGTAGGCATTCAAGCTATCAAAGCAAGCGCTACTAGGTCACTGCAAGAACGTAACCCAAACGGTACACAGTATGCGATTGCAGCGTTAGAACTTAAATCTATTGATAGTATTTTATAATAAACTAACCATTACCAACAAAGCCCACTCTGACTAGTGGGCTTTTACTTTTAATTAAAAGATTTTTAAGGATGTAGTATGGATAACAAAATGCGACACTATCTAGGGTTATACTTGTTTTTACAGCACGAAAAGCATCTAAGTATGGTACTAGATTTACAATTCAGGGATAGCTTAAGGCGTAATTTCAATCTAACTGAAGAGAAATTAACAGAAAGTCTAAAAGAGGTTGAAGGTAGCCTTAATCTTGATATATCTTGTTTATATCTAGAATTTGATTGATATTAAATGTAATGGCCACTGTAAAAGGTGGCTTTTAATGTTCAAACTATTTTAACTTTATTCACTCAAAAGAGTTGATCATCTTATCTGAATATGAGATGATCACTTTATTGAAGCAATACTGCTTAACCATTTAGGAATTACACAATGCTAAAGCTTACTAAAGCTAACTACACATTTGCAGCAAAGCACGGATTACAATTAGACGTAAATATTGAAGATGGTAATGTATTAATCTTTGTTCAAGGTGAAGAGGAGAACTTAATAGAATACATGTTCAATGCAGACCGCGATCAACTCACTTTTAAGTTTCAAGTGTACGGCAACAAGATCGAAGATTTACCAGCGCACATTGATGACACTAAACAATTCAACCAAGTTATTAAGTTCATTGGCTCACAACTAGAAACACTTTGAGGAGGGATCTTATGTATCTTCTTTATGACGAGTTAAGAGAATCAAATCAGGATGTTAAAATATATTGTCGCACACTAGGTGGTGATTACTATACTGCAACTTGGTTTGCTCTTAATCCTTTATGGAGCAATGAATATTTTTGGTTTATTGAAAAACTAGGGAGCGAAGAGCTAAGACAGAGCACAATGTTAGAGTTTTAGACACTATCAAAAGTAACCAGCCCTCCCATTGAGGGCTTTTTCATGCCTGTAATAAACATCTTTGCTATGCAACTATGCTATGCGTTCCTCTATGTGATTCTAAGACGTCTTAAAACCTACCCGCTGCCATTGTATTACTTATATGGCGATCGCTGCTTAGAGTGCTTGTGAGTGGCTTATATTGGACAATTTGATGGAATCATACGGGGGGTACGGGTCTATATTTTCACTTAACCCTCTTGTAAAACTAGCACTACTTTTGACTATGTTAATACTCCCACCACCCTTTCTAATATTTTGTAGTAATTTTGCCTATGTTAACAGCTTATGATCCTTTCGAATATATAGGAAGATGGGGTCTTTTAAAATCAGCTATAAAATTTTTGCTATGAAAATGGGCTATGGAGCTTGGCTATAAGAGGTGGGCTATGTAAGAAGATGGTGTCTTTGAAAAATGGGGGTATAAAGATTTTCTGAAAAAATGGGGGTCTAGAAAAAGACCCTTTAATAATTTTGTAAATTTTAAGATTCTATTACCAGCTTAAATCTACCATCAATGTCTGGATGTACAGCTTGCGTCTTAGTTACAAACTCACACTCCTCTACAAACCTTGTGAATAGTTTAGATACATCACTTGTGTACCAAACTGTGTAAGTAGCATTTCCTGCTTGTTCATGTGTGTTTCTTACCTGACCTGCTGGCTTAGGTGCATGGGGTGAACTATACAATACTTCATTCACTACACGAGGTGGTAGTTTGTATAACTTGTGCATACGTGCTCGGACAAATGTAATACCTTCTGCGTTAGTTGGTCTCTTAGGTAGTATTGCTGTGCTCTCTTTTAGTTGTTCAAACTTATCCTCTAGTAGAGCTTGATTATGTACAACTTGGTTAATACGTTTCTCTTGCTCTACTAGCGCCATCGCATTGTGTGCTATAATCTCCATTTGGGTCATCTGTGGCTCACTTTGGTTTTCAAGCTCTTGCCATCTGTCTACAATAAGTGCTGTAAATTCTGGACTATTTTGAGCTACAAGAATAAGACTATCCCTTTTAACTAATAGGTACTCGGTAAACTTGTTTCCTCTAGAGGTTTGAAATTCACACTCAGCCAACGGCTGACCGTTGTTTATTATTCCAGATGCTATGAGTCTTTCAGCACTACGCTTGATATCTGAGTGATTCTTGTTTAGAAGAGAAGCTATCTCTCTGCTGCTCATTGTTAGCTGTTTTGTTTCTAGGTTAAAACCTAAAGTTGTATTCTTTGTAGGTTTATTAACTCACCCATGTTTTTTTCTCCTTAATAATTCTTATAAAATTTTGACGTTACAAAAGGTGTTTTACATCGTTCAGATCATTCACACTTACCACCCGTTCCATAGTAGCCGTTTTGAAACCCTCTGTCAACCATAATGGTAAATCGCCACCACACCAAACATTGTTGCTAGCTACTTCTTTACCATTAGGATAGGTGATCTTAAATACTGTCCCACCATGACCTAGATACTTTTCTTTTGAAAAACCATATGTCCCGATCGAATACATTGTTCTGTTATAGACGAATACATTACCTTTAGTGAAATCTTTCTCTAAACGTTCCTCCCATAGATTACAGCCGAAGCAAAGTTGTTTCTCTACCATTACCTCATTGTTAGAGTAGTTTGCTGTCTCAGGACGCTTGCATTTGGTGCAGAGATAATAATCCTTATTCTCATAATGCCAAAGGTTATGTTTTAAATCACTTTCAACATGTCGAGTACCTTCACCTACAGACTTTTGAAAATCTATGCAGTCTTCAAAGTCTTTAATTACTTGTTCTTGTGTCTTCATTTATCTTCCCCTACTAGCTTCATAAGCTTGGACCATTGTTGTGATTCTTGATCGTTACGTATTCTATAAAAACCATCACTACTGAATTGTCCTAATTCCTTATCGGAGACCAGCCCTTTAAACTCTTTATATGCATCTGGAAATCCACATAAGAATGGCATGATTATAAAATATAAAGGTGATAGTGTCCAGAAGACTACCTTACCAAATAAACTAACATTGTAGTAAACAACGGCACTATCCTCTTGTAGATAGACATTTGCCACAACAAAAGGCCACCTGCCTCTATGAGCAAAAACCTTGTTCCATTCCTTAATACTTACTTTGTAAAGCTTGCCTTCTGGTCTTTTATATTCATAACTCATGACTTTTCTCCTTATTTAATTTCTCATCCACAGCATCTTTTATAAATTGCAACACTTCTTCATCAAACCGGAATAACTCGTCAGGGCCACCATTTTCACAAAAGCAGTCAGAGG